AATCAACCAGCAAAAAATCCACAGGCTTGCTTGGCGGGTTTGATTTTCAGCCTATTTTTTCGGAACAGACATTAAGCCGAAGTGAGCCAAAGGAAGAAGAAGTAAGCCAAACAAAGCCGAGCGAAGCCGAACAAGCACAGATTAAGCCCAATGAAGCCACAGATAGCCGTACACAGCCAAACAATGCCATAGTCAGCGAAAGTAAGCCGAAGAAACTGAAACAGGCGAAAGAAGTTCAACGTCTTATCGAACAGGGCGATGTTCACGGCGCACTAGCTGAAGCTGGTTTGACAAAGAAAAAAATCCCGATGCCGGAATCGCATCAGGGCGTTGCAAGCGGTGATGGCAAGCGTTCAAAGCGCATTACTATCCTTATGAGCGAGGAAGAGCGCAAGTATATCAACCGTGAAGCAAGACGGCACGGGATGACGATTGGACAGTTTGTGTACGCACTGGCGGTTGCAGCGGCAGAGGGGAAGATTGAATTGGAGGATTTCTTGGAGGATTAAAAGGGGGTTCTAAAGCGGAACGCCCTGCTGTATCACATCTTGTGGTATTAGGTGTTGACTTTTGTACGGACATATAGTACAATGTTTGTACGGACAAAAAGTGAGGTGTTAGTATGTGTCCGCGTTTGGGTCGCCCTACTGATAGCAAAAAGACTGAACGGTTTGAAATTCGATTGACCCCAGAGGAAATGAAAGAAGTGCAAGAATGCGCTGAAAAAATGGGGATAACGAAAACGGAAGTTGTTAAACGTGGGATTCAGCTTGTTGCAGAAAAGGCGAGTGAAGAATAAAAAATAAGGCATTGACTGCTCCCTGCAAAAGAATAGTCAACGCCTTATTCAACACCAGAGATTGCTCTCGGATAAATCCATTATATCATCCGAAGCGACCTCTTACAAGCCGTTTTCGGGTAAAACTAATGAACATCCCAGCAACGAAAGAAGAAATTCTTGAAAATTTCAAGAAAAACAACAATGGTCGTCCGCTCAATAAAGATGATTATGAGATTGCAGAAGCGTTATCTCGAATCACTTACAAGGCGTATGAGGTCGGCATGGAAGATGCCAAACAGTTGAATATGGAGGATATGATGGATAACAAGAGATGTAACGCACTTCACGTTTTCAAGAACAAGACCTTTGGCCAGCTTCGCACGATTGAAGAAGATGGAAAGATTCTTTTCTGTGCTTCTGACGTGGCAAAGGCTCTTGGGTACGTTCGCCCCGCAGATGCTATTACGCAGCACTGCAAGGGGTCGGTGAAACGCCGAGTCCTTACAAAAGGTGGCGAACAGGAAGTGAAATTCATTCCAGAGGGCGATGTTTATAGACTTATCGTTGGTAGCAGACTCCCTAGTGCAGAAAAATTTGAAAGTTGGGTTTTTGATGACGTTCTTCCGTCTCTCCGAAAGGATGGCTATTACAGCCTTGCCCCGCAGGAAAACAAGCCCGACACGCAGAGCGATGCAATCTTGCAAGTGCTGATGAAGAACACGGAAGTTCTGCAAGCCATCGTTCAGCAGAACCAGCAGATTATGATTGCTCTTACCAACCTGTCTGTCAACGATGCAAAGCGCACGATGGAGATTCAGCCTTACACTTCCCATCAGGGGCAGAAGGGTGACGGCAAACGTAGCAAGCGAATCACAATCCTTATGAGTGACAGCGAGCGGACGTTTGTCACGAGAGAAGCCCGCAAGCATGGATTCACGGCAGGGGAGTACATCTACAACCTGTCCGTTGCAGCATCGAAAGACCAGATTGACTTAGGCTGATAAGATTGGAGGATTGACGAATGGGCGTAACCATCAAATGCAAAAAGACTGGGCGTGAAATGGATGTTGGCTATTTCGGGTTTTTCAAGTTGAGAACAAAAGTTGCAGAACTTGTTGGTTCGGAAGTCGGAGAACACTATAAAAAGCTTGATAACATTCTCGACATACCCTCTCCCGAAAAAGAACACGCTCTTGAATCGTACAATGACGAAACGGAGCGATTGGTTGAAAGCAAGGAACTTCCAATCAAAATTGCAGATTTTCTTTATCAATCAGACTGTGATGGGAAAATTCGGTACGGTGCTTGCAAGGAAATTTTGAAAGTCATAGGCGATTATGACGATAGCATTATTTACGGATATGCAGGTAGAGAAAATCCCGCAAAGTTTAAAGACTTCAAAGAAATCCTTCAAGATTGCGTAGACAATAAGTGCTTTATGATTTGGAGATAACAACAACCCCCTGCGCGGTCATTGTGACTACACAGGGGGTTGTTTTACTTATCAGCAATGCAATTCCAGTAGAGATATGCCTTGCCATCTGCAGCATCTGCGTCTTCAAGGAACGCCTTTGCCATGTCAGCGTAGAAGCCAGGAGTGTCAACGGACTGGCGCTTTGCGACCTGACAATAATCCGAGTACATCATGTTCATAACAGCCCAGAAATCGTTCGGGTCACAGGTGATATTGCGCTGCTTGGCAACGTCCTGTGTCTGTTCCAGCGTCCAGTGACAGCCCTTCGTGCCATCAGCGTTCACCATGCTGTCGCACCATTCCTCCGCTTCATCGTGGGTGAGGTGTTGGCGCGGCATCTTGATGGAACGGCTGTCTGCGCCGCCACGTTCATACTGCCCAGACCGCTTGTCCCAGTCGCCGTTTTGCGAGAAGCCGATTTGCGGCATTCTGCGCCCATTCTCTACGTCAGGGTAGCGGGGGATAGGGTAGGGGTCGATGTAGCGGTTTTCCTCCTGCGGATAGTAGGGATAGCGGTCGTTGCCACCTTCCAGCTTACGCAGACGGCGTTCCATCTCACGTTCCCTGCGGTCACGCTCTTCCTCAAGGCGGTCACGTTCCGGCTCACGGTTTTTGTCGTGGTCACGGAGCATCATCATGCGGCGAAAATTAGTCTTGCCCATAATCTACACCTCCTCAAGAAATAGACGCGGGCGCACCAGCGTGGGAACGGCAGAAGCAGCCAAGATACTTGAACGTGCCGGTGCCGGTCGCAGACGTTGCAACGCGGGTAGCATAGCGAGTGCGAGTGTGGATGCTCTCAGCGGTTGCCTGAGCGCAGTTGCAGTCGGTCAGAGGGTATGCGGTAGTGCCTGCGCCGATGGTAATGACCACAGGGGCGTTGATGGTGGTCGTGTCCGGGATGCTCTGGGCGACAACGATACAATATTTTTCGCCCGCTGCGTAAGACCCGGCAGGGATGTTGATGGTCAGCGTGTCGTTGGCGAACGTGACCGCCTGACTGATGACCAAGTGCGGGCAGAGTTTGCAGCTTGTTTTGCAAGCCATAATGTTTTCCTCCTAAAAAATCAGGGGCAGAGGTGTCTTACCCCTGCCCCGATGGTTCACCCGGTGTTATCGGGGAGTGTGTGGGTTAGCAGCAGCCGCAGCAGTTCACGCCCACGTTGGGGTTTGCCACCTGATAAGCGGGAATCGGACGAGGATTCACACGGTTCAGGATGGTGTCGGTCTGGGCGCTCATCGCGGAGGTCAGAAGCGCATTCTGCCGATCCTGAGAAGCCGCGAACTTCAAGTTCTGGTTCTCGGCGGTCAGAGTGGCGATCTTATCCTGCGTGAAGTAGTCCATCATGCTGCGGAAGTTGGCGTTGCAGTTGTCCACGATGGCACGGGCATTGTCTGCGATGGCCTGACGGGTAGCGCAGTCCTCCGTTGCGATGGTGTACTTCAGGTCGCCGATCAGCTGCTTGTTCTCGCAGCAGCAAGATGCCAGCTGCGTGGCAAGTGCGGTCTGACCAGCCTGTCGTGCATTGCCCTCCTGCATGATGGCAAGGTTGATGGCGTTGTCACCGTTGGACACGCTGCGTTCCAGACCGTTCACGAGCTGTGCGTTCTGGTAGCCAAGCTGACAAATGGCACTGTTCACGCCAGCAAAGCCGTTCGCAATGTTGGCGTTGACGCCGTTCATCTGCGCCAGCTGGTCATAGCCCAGAGAGCAGATACCGCTCTGGATACCCGCCAAAGAACGGGAGGTATCCTGCTGGTAGAAGCCCTCAGACAGAGCCGCACGGGTGTCTACACCGCCCTGACCAGTTGCGCCAGTGCCGACCAGATAGGGGATGTAGGCGTTCATGCCGTTGTCGCCGCCGTTCCGGCCATAGCCGTTTGTACCCCAGCCGAAGATGATAGCGAGGATGATAACCGCCCACAGACCTTCGTTGCCGAAGAATCCGCCGTTGTTATTGCCGCCGTCCTGCCCAGCCAGATAGCCAGTTGCAAAATCGTCCATAACAAAACTCCTTTCAGTTTTGCGTTATGCTATCCCACCGCCGTATGCGATGGGCGAAGCCAAACAAGTGCGGTTTTTGTCAAGTCCGCAAAACTGAGAAGCGTTTCGCTTAGAGGGATGCTTATTTTAGGATTGTTAAGTCAGCTTGGAGGATTGTCTTTTTCGTCTTTTGGGTCATCCCAATTTTTGCTGGCAGCACCGAAAATGAAGCCGAGCATTAAAGGAACCCATATTTTGTCATTGCCACACAGATTGTTGATGTCAAAATCTTTTTCGGAATAGCTGTTTTCAAAATCATCCATTGTAAAGCATCCTCACTTCGGAAGCGTCAAATTCAGGACGCTTGCCAGTTGGTTCAGGTCAATGCCACGCTCTTTGGCTAAGTTCTGCGCCATCGTCCGGAGCTGCGCTTCGTTTTTGCCCTGAATCAGGTTCAAGCCCTGCATGATAGGAGCATTCTGCCCGCTTAACTGCTGGATAAGTCCCATCGGGTTTTGCCCGGCGCGAGCCAGATTCGCAAGCTGCATGATAGGGCTGTGAGTAATCATATCAAACGGAGAGGACATCGCTTATTCTCCTTTCTTTGCTGCGGCAGCGGGCTTAGAAAAGCTCTTCTGCCACTTTTCCAGTTCATCCAGCCGGTGCACGAGGGCATTATACTCCTCAATAGGCGCATACTGCTGTGTCGGTGCAGCGGTCTGCTGTGCCTGTTGCGCTTGCATTTGCCGCCACGCTTCCGGGCTGTAAAATTCTAACACGTCAGATTCGCAAGTGTTTGGGTTCAGACGTTTGCAGTAGATAACCCCACTACGCAAATCCGGGCAATACGTCCATCTTCCGTACAAATCAGATGGTATTGCCAGAAACTCCTCTCTGCTGGAAACAGGTCTGCCAAGCAACCAACCGCCATCTTGTGCCGACTGCTGAACAGGCTGTTGCCCATTCATCGGCTGCGGACGCTGCGGCTGTGCCTGTTGCATCTGCGTGTTGGGCAGGGGAGTGGCAAGCCCAACTGTGCCCATGCCGCCGTAAGGATTGACAGGCTGTTGCGGAACGTAAGGCGTTCCGGGTATCTGGTAATAGCTCATAAAACATCCCTCCTGATGCTCCCAGTGTACCGCATTGGCAAGAAGTGAAGGACAACGAACGCACAACGAAGGACAAAAAAGAAAAGCGCCCACACGGAAAACTCCGCATGAGCGCTTGGGTTTGAGCTGTTATTTTGTATGTGCCTGCAAAAATTCTTCGACTGCCTGCTTTAATACGGCATTTGGGGTTGTCCCGGCCTCTGCGCACGCTGCCTTAAACTTTTCCGCGTAGTCCTTTTTTACGCGGCAAGCCAAGCTTGTCATATTTTCTTTATCCCATTTGGCATTGGATGCCTTTTTCTTTTCAGAAATCATAAAAATGCCTCCCGTTTCATTTGCCCAAGTATAGCAAAAAACAGCACTGTTTACAATGCCAAATGTGCACAAGACGGCGCTATAGACATTGTCGAAAATGCCAATTTACATACACTGTAAATAGTGCTATACTATAATTACATCAAGGAAAACAAAAAGATAGCTAAGTATTATAATATGCTATAGCCTTAACCGGATGAAATCCGTGGGCTGTGGTATAATAAGGGAAGAAAACCCTTAAAGAAAGGAGAATTATTATGGATGCAAGAATGATTAGTTTTTGGGGTTACGAAACTAACCCATGCGCAAACCCCGATACGGCAAATAACGGAGGGGGATACTCTCAGCCGTCTGGAGGCATCCTTGTTGCCCTCGAAAACGGGGAGTATCTTACTGTCACCGTGGACGATATGTCTTGCGGCGATTTTGGCAGCAGAATCGGTTGGACTATCGACAGTTCCGACAGTCGTAGATGGGGCGGCTGTTATGGCACCATGGACGATGCCATGGTGGACAATGACTGGACAGAGGAGTCTCTGGACTCGGTGTCTGGCGTGTACGGGATTGATGCCCGTGCAATGCTGCACGATGCGGTTTTGGCTGTGCATATTGCCGCATAAAGAAACCCCCGATGCTCCAAACGGAACACCGGGGGTTTTATGCCGCCAAAACGGCAAAGTCTAAAATCAAGAGCGAAACCGCCCACAGGCAATGCCGCTCTCTACAAAGGCCGTAGCCTTTCAAATCATAAATCGTATGGCGTATAATGCAAAGACGCATATGCCGATAAAACCACGCCTATAAATGCACTATGCCAAAACGGAAGGACGGCTTTTAGAACGCTTGATGTCGCCCCAAAAATAATCAGAGCGAACAAAACACGGGACAAAAAGTGATATATTTTATTTGCCATAATTCATATAAAATCGTCTCCCGCATGGTACGCACTATAAGTAGGCGTGCGGGAGACTAAATTTCGTAAGCTGTGCGCTTGTGCTGACAGAAATCTTTAGGCCAGACCACACCAGCAATTCATTAGGCGAATTGTCTGTAAATATTATACCACAATCCGTGCAAAAAGAAAAGCGGCAGACCCGAAAGCCTGCCGCTTTGTTTTGCCAAGAATCAAGCTTCAGAAAAAAACATAAGATTACGAGTATCTGTAGCAATTCCAAACTTCGTCGGATTTATTGTAAGCATCGTCTGGACACATCCCAATTTTCAAGGCCAATTGATTTGATGCCACATTATCTTTTCGAGCTATCCACAACAGTGGTTTATTATCAAAATCAGATCTATGAGCTGTATACCATTTAATTGCCGATTGTGCAAGATTCAAAGCGTATCCATGTCCTCGATAGTTTTTATCATTTCTTGTTGCAACCGCTACATCTATATATGAACATTCTTCAAATAGGTCAAAAAACGCAACAGGAGTGTCGTCACTGATTTTTAAGAATCTTTTTATAACATATTCTCCTGCTGTAATTGTTAGATATTCATCGTTGTAAACACCAAGCATCCGCTGTTCCTCTGAAGATAGTGTTTTAACGATGTTATCTACAAGTGGTTTTGTTTTTGCTGTGACTTTTGCTCTTTGTTTATAAATATTATTTTTGTTCGTCATAAAACCCTAATTCTTCAGAAATTACGCTTCACTCCTTCCAAATAGAATTTATGAAGCATTTTTTCGTATTCACATCTACACTGTGGGCACAAATCCGAGACAACACCCTCGCCTTTCAAGCTCCATTTTTTATCATCAGGAACGTAATAACTTGTGACATTGTTTGGAAATTCATAATTCAAAGGCACTTAGGTCGTACAAATAGTATATTGCACATCCAGCATTTTATCAATGCCTTTCAGCCGGTAGCCTATCGCCGTCCGACTGTAATGCGTCTGTGCTGCAATGTCCGGCAGCGGAAGCCGCTCAACGTACCGCAGTAAGGCTATCTTACGGTCTACCCTCCCAAGCGGTGCGCTTTTGATGGCGGCGGTCATCTGCTGTCGGTCAAGCCCTCGCAGCGCAGGGGGCAGCACCACGCGAGCCGCCGCCACAGACAGCACCGAGCCAAAAAGGCTGCGGCAGCTGTCCGGCGTTGCGCACCATATTGCCAATGACGGCGAAACGGTGACAAAACGTCACCAGTTTGTTGACATTGCCGAGATGGTATGTTTTCGTAAGGCCACGAAAACGTGCGCAGACCATTTTCGTGATGTCACGAAATTGCTCTTGTGCGGCGAACATCCCGGTGACGTCACCGAGATGACGGTATGTAGTGCTTGCCATGATATCACTCCTTATTGTGAACAATGAGATAACGAATTGCGGAAATTTTGACGATAACGCTATCATTCGGGTTGTTTTGTTGCACACCGCTGAACGCAACGTATTCGCCATTTAGCCACAAAATATTTCCTTCCAACCGCATGAGCCATTTTCCGCTGCCATCGAAATCAGCGGCATGATTATCCAAGTCGATTTCGAGGTAAAAGCCATCGTTCTGTTTTGCAAAGTATTTTTGCAGAACAGAAGTGATTTCTTTCGTACTCATGTTTTCGGAATCGGCAATGACTTTGATGTAGTGATAATGAAACATTTTTTTGTCTCCTTACTCCTTGCTATCCAAAACGGTTACTGCGTACACGCGGAGGCTTTCCAACTTTTCGATAACGACACTATAAGTTGCTTCCGTCGCGATGTGTGCGATGCGCTCCAGCTCGTTGCTCTCTTTTGATGCAGCGATAATTTCATCCGCAGATACGCGTTTCATGGATTCAATCAAATCGAGCAAATCTTCGACATTTACTGCCTTCATATCATCGTTCCTTGCTTAGTGCCGCTTTCATGTAGCTCATAAATTACCCCTTGTTGATGGTAGGCTTCTTTTCTGCAAGTGCCTTTTTCATCATTCTGACGGCTTTTTCGATCACACTGTCCAGCACTTCATCGGTGATGAAAGGCTTCAGCCAGTCCGGCAGTGCGCCGCGCAGCGCGGCAAAGACCTGTGCCTTTTTCTTTGCGCCCTGGCCGCTGCCCATGATGCTGTCCTCGGCGATGGTCACGAGCTCCAGTGCCCACTGCTTGACGTACTGCTTGTAGCCCAGCCGGATGGCACCAACGGCCAGCGCGGCAAAGCCGATGAGCATCAGTACCAGTGCGATGGGTGCGGGGATAAAGTTAAACATTGCTTCCATGATTTGTTACTCCTTTCAGTAGGTAGTTGTTAATATCGGATTTGCTTTTTTGCATACCTTCGCGGTTGTTGCCGGACAGCTGCGAATCCAAAAGATTTTGCACGCCAACAAGGGCGAGACGCATCTCTTCATCGAGGCCGTCAAAGCGGCGCAGGTCTCTTGCAAGGGCCTGTGCGTGCTGAAGCTGTCCCTGTTCCAGCACGCCAAGTCTTTTTTCGAGCGTATCCATTCGCTTGTTCTGCGCATCGTCGGGGGCCTGCGCCTTCTTGATGTACTTATGGATGATTTCCAGCACCTTGTCGATGGTGATGGCCGCAGCGCACAGGCTACCCAAGATGCCAAGCACCCACAGGAGAGCTTCTTTTTCGGTCATTTACCCTCCCGGAGACGGGTCAGACCCTTCTTGCTGATGATGCCCGCATAGTCCTTGTATGCGTGGGACATGTCCACGTTGGTGGTCACACCGGGTACACGGGCCTTGCTGGTGTACTGCCACATGCCAAAAGACCAGCTGGGTGCGGGCTTCTTCGTGCGGTAGGCAGCCAGCCACACGTCGTAGGGCTTCAGCGCCGCGCCGCCCATGTACAGGAAGGTGCTGCCGAACCACAGGCCGGTGTAAAGCAGAGCGTACACGCCCCAGCTTTCCACCGTGCTCAGCATGTAAGCTGTCAGGTCGGTCAGCGCGGCCTTGCCCAGCGGCTTCTGCACCTCGTCCTCGATGTCCACCGCCACAGGCAGCTCAAAGCTCCTGCCGGTGAGTAGCTTCTTGAAGTACGCCAGCTCCTTGTCGGCCTGCTCCCGGTTGACTGCCTTGAAATAGCCATACACGCCGCAGGGGATGCCCAGCCGCTTGCACTCGCTGTAATTGCGGGAAAACTGCGGGTCAGTGTAGGGCGCACTGGGCCTGCCCGCTGCGCTGTTGCCCATGGCGCGAATCATCACGCCGTCCACTTTTCCGCTCGCCTTGACCTTGTCCCAGTTGATCGTACCCTGATGCCGGGACACATCCATGATTTCAGCCATAGCATCCTCCTTACTGCGTGATCTCCTCAAATCCGCTCTTGATGAGAATCGCCTTGACCTTCTCCTTCAGCAGGCGGGGGCAGCGCTCATACAGCGCCTTTGCATCCTCCATAGTCTCAGCAGACATAATTTCCTGTGCCCACAACATAGCCATCATAAATACCATCCTTTCGATTTTTTGTGTGATTTTATGCATAAACAATCTCGCTCATTTCAAGCAAGCATTGCTTGAGCATCTTGTTTTCTTTTTGCAGTGCCTCCACCGTCTCCGGCAGCTTCTCCCGGGCTTCGGCCTTTTTGCGTGCTTCTTCCTGCGCGGCCAGCTCTTCGGCGGTGTAGCGGACGTACTTCTGGATGGGCACTTGTTCCACCCATTCTTCCTGTGCCTGAACGCCGGGACGGTCAACGATCTTCTGCACGTCCTTGCCACCGTTCGGATACTCGGTCACTGTCTCCCAGTGCCACTGCTCCTCCACGCCTTCCACGGCGGGGTGCTCCACTGGCTCGGTGTCATCCACCAGATACCCAAGCGTCAGGTCAGGGTTTTCCACGACCGTGCCGGTCTCGTCAATGATCTTCATGGTTCAAAACCTCCTTTCTCATGCCACGCGCTTCCAGATGTGCACATAGTATGCAGCGGGCTGCACTGTGGTGCTGCGGCCGTAGATTGGATTCGAGAGGGAAGCATCAAATTTAATATTGTACGCCGAACCTGACAACTTACTGTAGCCACCCCAATCAGTATTAACCTCTGTGAATTTTAAAGCTCCTGATTTCGACAAACTTGCTTTTGAACCACGGAATGGGGAGCTCTCTGCTTCCGTTTCTATTAAGCTGCCCGTGATGTTGGGCAGTCCGGCTTCCACGGTGGTGCCCGCTGCGTGGGCGTAGGACGCACCCATCAGTACCCGGTTCTGCGCAATCTCCTGCCATGTACCGCCGAACAGTGCGGCGGGACTGGTGGGGTCGGTGCTCTGGTAGATGCTGCCCACCGGATGGTCTGCAAGCTTTTGCGCTTCAAGAAGCCTGTTTACTTGTTCCCGTGTGTAGTAGTCGGATAAATCAGCTTTTTGCACGCTGTCCTTCCACGCGCCCGTGTCGCTGTCCCACGTCCAGATGGTGTCGGTCGTGCCGACCACTGCCCACCAGCCGTTTTCGCCCACCGGAACAGCAGTCTTGAGGGCTTCCGGCGTGGCGTACCAGCCCTGTGCACCAATGGTGATGGTGCGCACTTGCTCGAAATACTCTTTGGTCCCTTGCAAATTTTTGGCAGACTCCGTCTCGGACGCTTTCGAATTTTTTTCGCTTTTCGCAGAATTTGTAGCCGCTTGTTCTGCTTTAGCCCTTTCAGATGCAGCAGCCTGCGCTGCTGAAATGGATTCTTCCTTTGCGTTAATTGCTCCCGCAACAGTACTCAGCTCGTTTAAGGTGGCTGCGTTGATTGGCGTTCCTTCTTTTGTTGGCTCGTCATTTCGGATAAGAGTGACAATTTCGGATGTTCCATCCGATTTTACCATTGTCCACCGACCCGGATATTTCGCCACACGGTCTTCAAAAACCATATTGTCCATCTCCTGTCATGTATTCACCGGAAAACGTAACGTATGTTTTAGCAAGCGTTTCAATGTCGAACAAAATTTGCTCAATTTGATTCATCGTTGAAAAATCGAGTTTGTTCATGCTTTCTGGCGTATCTGCAATAACAGATGGGCCAGAGCATTTAGCACGAATGGAGTTGATGTTGGAAAGCCAACGTGTTGCATCGGAGACTTTCATATATCCATCGACTGTCCAATCAGTCCGAACAGAAACAGACGCGCCAACAATGGAGCCAAGCTCTTGAATGCCGGATTCTATGCGGTTAAAATCCGTATAGCTTAAAGCGCCCTTCATTCCGGCAAGCCATTCCGATTGTTCGGCTTTTGTCCACGTGCCTGTTCTTGCCTTTGCGGTAATTTCTTTCACGCGGTCAACATCTGATTGCGTGCGGTCTGTAATCCAACGAGCCATAAATTATTCTTCCTCAACTCTGTTTTGATACCCAATAGGCAAATTACTCGGAACGGTAAACATGTAATGATAGCACTTATAGTTTGCGTCCCCAGAACCGATACAATCATAAAAAAATAATTCTTCGTCATTAGAATTACCAAGATGTGCTTTGTCCCAATATCCTGAAACAACAATAGAACGATAATAGATACTTCCAACAGAAGGGCCCATGCCAAAATATTCAAGATGGGTAACGGGAGTTCTCGTCCACTGCTGATACGGGCTGTAAACGTCTCCGACCATAAAAAAAGGATTTCTCAGAAGTTCTTTTGCTGTAGGGAGCGGGCTTCCTTCTGCGTTGCATCCATAACCCCAAATTTCGTTAATACCACTACTGTTATCGGGAAATCCGTAGTATATTTCTTTTGCGGAAGGTAAAAATATACTGCGAGATAGAGTAGACACAGCAGAAGGTACGTACTCGTTAGAATCATTTTTTTTGAACGAGGGGGTATAATAAAAAGTAGTTTTTCCAATTTTTTTCTGCATAAAATCAGAAAAAGAATTTTTTATGTTTCCGTTCAATAAGGCATCAATACTGCTGGTCGAATACTCTGCAGGAGTTGTCATTTTACTATCCCACGCAATATTTTCTGTTTTCGCATCTTTAAGAGCAAGAAGAGTTCTCCCTTTGCCATTTAATTCCGGTTCGTAATTATGTTTTGAGACAAGAAAAGCGGTATAAACGCCAGCGACGGAGATGTATACAGTATCGCCTTCTTTGAGGTTGGAAATCTCGTCCGCAATCGCAGTAGCGTTGCAAGAAGCAGAAAGACTTGCGACTGTAGCTGTGATCGTTGCCTTTCCGCTGTGTAAATACGTGACGTTGCAGACAGATACGCCGCGTTCATTCTTGATGACATTCAGCTCAACGATACCAACGGGAGACGCATTCCAAACAATAACAGGGGAATCGGCAGATGCAGGGGTAAGCGTTGCAGTGAGCGTAATCGTGTCGGAAGGGTGCAAGTAAATCTCAGAAGCATTGATTTGTAACGAATCAACATCTTCAATCATATACCCGGTAACGGAACCCTTGAAGCTACCATTAAACGTGTAAGAAACATCCGTAATCAACAAGTTAGAAGAATATCCAAACTGATGATTGAGCTTGACAAAATCAAGAGCATCGTTGTGTGGGCTGGCACGATAAGACAGGGTGGCTTTTCGACGGTTAGAAAGCACTTTATAGCTTTCAGTTAGAACATTTTTTGGCTGGGAGACGATGGAAGAAGAGATAAGCGCGTTGTTTACACTTTGCGTAACTCCATCGCCAGTAGCGCCATTCGGATACAATGACGAAGCTCCATTTAGAGAGTAAGAGATGTTTTTTAGCTTATTAGAAAAAGTGATTTCCGGATACTGATAATCATTGATTTCAGTGATTTCATAAATGTCGGACTTGTTTTCAGGAAGGTACGGAACCCGGTCAATCCGAATCTCACCGTTTCTTGTCTGATACAAAGCCATACCGGCTGCGTTAGCAGAAAGCTGTAGCACATCAGCGTTTTTATACGAAGAATTTCCGTTGCTAAAATCAGCTGTATAATCCTTCAAAGATTCATTGATGTAATAGCTGATACCGGAAACATCAAGAAGTTCCAAAGCGTCATAACACATTTCGTATAAAGTTCCGCTTTTCCTTCCGGTGTATAGTGAATCGATTAAAAACGCCAAAGCATCGCGAGCTTCAAAGGAAGCAGTAATGCCATTAGAAGGAATACTCCAACTAGAAAGGTAAAACTTACCTCCGTTAATCCATTCAGTCTGTCCGTCCAAGTCCATGCCATACTTTACAAAAACAGCTTGGCGTTCATACAGATACTTGTAGAGGCCGTCAGGGTTGATAGGATTCCATTTTTGATCGCTGTTATCAACGGAAAAAGAAATTGAATCCTTGGAAAGTTGACCGGAAATTGGGTCTCGCTTTGATTTATGGGAATACGACAGAAGATCTGTTTTGCTAAATTTCACACGTTGTCCAAATTCCACTTGCGAGATACGAGCTCTTCGGTTTGGAATGCACCATTCAAGGACCTCAATAACAACCGAATCATAATTGGAAATCTCAAATTCAATTGAAGTTTCGATAGAATCGTTGTTGTTAATTTGCTTTTCCAAAAGAAGGGCGGTTCCTTTGTAAGCGGAGACTTTAAATGATTTTGCCCATTCATTTAAAATTTCAGACCAAACGATTGTCAGGCCCGGTATTTTTTCTTCGTGGATTTTACTAAAAGAAAATGTAATGGCTGGATGATTGAAGCTTGATACGCATTCACCGCTTACATAGCCGCATTCTTGATACGGCTCAGAATCCGGGACGATATCAAAGCTTCCATCTAAAACCCAAAAATTAGTTTCAGCAGTCGCATAATTTCCAGAAGTGGAAATGTCCAGATCAGTGATGGATGCCGCGTTACTAAACACGGTTTGCGAACCTGAACTTGCAATAGCATCCGTTTGCGCGGCATCATCAGCTGCATGATAAGTAATCTGAATAAAAGTTTCGGGTACAAGCGTATTATTATATTGCGAAAGCCACTTATCGGACGGCTTTACGGACATATAAAATCACCACCTTTAGACCTCAACCAGGCTCAAAGAACAATCAGTCCAGCCCATCACATTTCCGGTGTTTGGGCCCCTTCGCCACATTCCGGCCGTTCGGTCGGAAACATACATCTGACGTGTGGAATAAGAAGCCGTTGCTTGATTGTAAAATCGTACCGTGCAATAAAAGTTTGTAGTGAATGGGCCAATAACGGAAGCCCATTGCTTTGCGGTAAGGTAATTCCACTTGAGAGCCACTTTTGCAACATCGTGTCGAACCACAGAGCCAACAACCTTGCCTTGCACGTTTCGGCCAGAATCAACGATGGTTGAAGTCGTTGCGCTATAAGAGGAAGGCTCTGGCAAATCTACGCCGTTCACTGATACAAGAGCTTGCATAATTCACCGTTCCTTCCTTAATAGCTATACACTTCCGTCCCCATAATTTGCACGCCACGGTCAGCCTGCTGCTTTTCAACCGAAGCGGTAATCTGCTTTCCGTCAATGAACAGCCTGACTTCCTTGCCACCGGTAATTTCGTCACCATAGCGCTGGAAAATATCAAGAAACGCATTATAGCAGCCGTTGTAAACCGCGCCTTGCAGGTCGGAAGAGCTTGTTGACCCGGATGATGTATTGCTGTAGTATCCATTTGCAGAAGTGGTGGAACCTGTAGAAGCATCGTATTCAGGGGTCCCGACGTAAGAAGAATTGTCAGTTGAATATTTTCCACCAAGATTGCTCACAATGCCAACAATCGCAGCGCCTAAGGCAATTGCAGCTGCGCCCACAATAAGCGCTACAGGAATGCCGAAAACTGTAGACGAAAGCGCGCCAGCAATAGAAGTAAGAAGGCCAACAAACGCAGAGCCAACAGTTCCAATCAAGCTACCCATTGCGGCAAAAATTTCAGGGAAAGAGCTTACAAGGCCACCGAAAAGGCCTTGACTGATTGCAGTGCCAGTAGTGGCTAAAGGCACCTTCAATGCGCTAATTGATGCAGAAATCGTAGTTCCAAGATTGGAAACGCTCTTTACGATTTTTCCAAAATTGCTTGTGATGCCACTCCAAATGACCTTGCCAACTTTTAACGCTTCGTTAAACAGGGTTTTAGATGCGTCCTTTAAAACGCCGGAAATATTGGAAATAAAGCTTTGTGCGTATGCTTTTACCTGATTTCGGTTCTCCTCTCCCATCGCCTGCCAGATAATAGCAGCAGCAGTCGTACCAAGCGTTTTTAGGTCGCCGTTCTGCACAGCATTCCAAAGATTCTGCACTGTGCCGAAAAAGTCATTCTGCAAGCCGGAATCAAGTTCCTGCCACTTGCTGTCCAGACCGTTGAAGAAACCATTAACAAAATTCGTTGCGGTGGTCGCGCCATAGTCAATCATCTCGTTGCCCTTCTGCTGAACAACGTTTGCCAGATTGGTCATAGCCTGTTCAACGTAAGGAAGTGCTACAGTGATACCGTTTGCAAGGCCTTGGTCGATGTAGATACCGAACTGTTCAAAAACTTTGGAAGGGGAGTGGATGCCGGTATCTGTCGTGAACTTATCCAGAATAGCCTTTGCAAGTCCACCAACAGTTTTCTTTGCGTTCTCAATGCCTTTGTTGATACCATCAATCAAACCCTGAACGATATTTTTGCCATAGTTCAAAAATTTTGCGGGGAGATTTTTGATCGTATCAACCAAACTGTTCCAAGCCTTATCCCAGTTTTCTTTGAATCCAGCCCACTTCTGGTTCCACCACTCGCCAACGCCGACAAACCACTGCTTTAAGCCTGCACTCGCTTGGCCAAGTGCCTGAATTGGATGCTGAACAAATCCGGGCAAGCTGTCCCATGCAGTCTGAAAATTAGCGCTGAACCCTTGCCACTTTTCATTCCACCACTCGCCAACGCCGACAAACCAGTTTTTTAAGCTCTCGCTTGCCTTGTCGAGAGATTCTGCAATTTTGTCCCAGTTTTGATAAATCGCAATTCCAACATCGGTCAGACCACCAACAATCAAACCAATCAGCGTACCGATGCCTGTACCAATCGGGCCACCAAGAGAGCCGATAATTGCACCAATGCCTGCGCCAGCCATTGTCGAGCCAAGCGGAATCAAAATTCCGTTTAACTTGTTTAAGCCATTTTTGACAGCATCGTAAACGCCCGTTACAAACATAGGTATGCCGGTTACTACTCCTCCAACTGCTGCTCCAATAATCGCGCCAGCAGTAGAGCCGCCAGCCGCCTTAATGGCCGCTCCCACGGCAGTATTGCCAAAGCCGGTCACGATAAACTGAGCAATTCCTTTGCCGAGAATGGCTGCGCCTGTAGTTCCAATCAAAGCACCAAGAACAATTTCAGCGAAATTCTTTCCATTTACGCCATTTTCAATCGCGTCTTTAATGCCTGTAATCTCAAGAACGATGCCCACTGTAAAAACACCAAGACCCAAAACAATGGATTTCAGCGCGTTCATTTTGGAGATAGCGTCCACAATATCCGTAATAAGATTTGTAAGCTTCCAAGCGGCAAAAGCGGTTGCTACAGTCGCTATAAGAGGAAGCATAGCCTTGATTTTCTGCTTGATAGCATCAATCTGCTTTGCAAACTCTTCGTTGTACTGCTTGAACATATCGTAACCGGACAGGTCTACATCGCCCAAGATGTTGCCAGCGGATGCACCGCTGCCAGAGCCGGAGCTTCCCTGTGTTGGGTCAATGATGTTCAGTTCATCAAAGCCCATCGTGTAGTCCTTGAGGGCTTTTGCGGCTTTCTTTGTCGAATCGGTTGTGTCATCCATTGCGTCACCAATGCCACCAACACTGTCAGCGCTCTTGGTGAAATCAGTGAACACGACCTTCACACCCATCAGCTTTGCAACCCACTGAACGAACTCCCGAATGAGCTGAACGGCGGCAATCAGCGGGGGAAGAATAGATTTCATGGCAGGGTAGAGCAAAGAGCCAACAGACTTCGCCAGCATATCCAACTGCGCTTTCAGAATCTTAATCTGGTTCGCAGGGCTCTGGATGGTCTGTGCAAGGTTGCCCTGCACGTTGGCAGTCTGCTTCATAATGGCAATGTAACGCAAAACTGCCTTATCTGCCTGAGACAGGCTAGAAACCTGTTTGTTAAAGCCCAAAGCAAGAAGTTCCTGTTGCAACCGTGCCTGAGACAAATCAACGCCCAAACGGCGAATAGGCTCAATCTCGCCAGAGATTGCGGAGGACATTGCAGTAAAGGTTTCAGCAACGTTTTTGTTCCAATAGGAACCTTCGTCATAGGCAAGCTGGGTCAGATTCTTGGACAGAATATATGCTTTGTCGCTGGTCAGACCAAACGAAGTGCCCAAGCTCTGGATGGTAGCCATGTAGGTCATCGCTTTGGTCGGATCAACGCCAAGCAAACCCTGCATCTTGCTAATGAGCGTATCGGCTTCACCGCTCAGATTGCCCATAGCATTATGGAACAAGTCTGTTGCTTCATAGAAGTCGTTAAACTTCGCAACAGCGTTGCCAAGATACTCGGCGATAGCTTTCAACGAAACCAGCTTTGCCATGTTCCGCATAAAGCCGTTCATCTGATTGGACAGACTGAGATAGCTCTTGCGCTGCTTTTCGTTGGTAGCAGTCACACGGTTAGCCTGTGTAACCACCTTGCTCAACTGCGGAGGGAGCTTCGCAAAAGCGTTGCCCACCTTGTCAAGCTGAGATGCAAGGGGAGCAAGAGCAGCAGAAATCTTCTGACAAGAGCTTGCAAAAGAATCAAGGTCAGTCGCTTTCAGCTTGTCGGTCAGGTCAGGAACCTTTCCGATCGCATTGAAAGCACTGCCAAGAGCTTTAAGGTTCGATGCATCCAGAATGGACAGCGGAGCCAAAGCGCTAGTGAGCTGAGTAATGCTCCCGGACATGGAGTAAAAGTCCACGCCGTTCAAACCAGACACAGCCGCTGGAATCTTCTTGATTGCATTCACGACCGTGTTGATGCTCTTTGCGCTTGCGGTCGGGTTAACGTTGGAAAGTCCATTTAGAAAGCTGGTGATTTTGTCCAGCCCTGACATTCCAGCGGATGCCTGTTTCAGCGTTGCAATGGAACCGGACAGCTTGTCAAGGCTGTTTACAACCTTTGTGACGTTGCCTTTCGTCCGCAAATTAGAAATGGCGGTAGCGAGCTTGTCGATATTAAGCTCTGCGCCCTGCGATTCCGCAGAAATCTCTACGGATAAGCTCGTAATATCAACATCAGCCATCACTACCACCATCACTTTCCATCATAGAGAACATCGTTCTCTTGATTCGCTCCTGCGCCTCAACTGCGCGTTGGTATTCATACTCGTCTTTCTCCTTTTGGGTAAGGGGAAGCGGTCTATCCATGTACTTGATAGGCTTAGACCCTTTCTTTCGGAACATATTGCCAACCGTAGAGGAAAGCGCAGATGCCATGTAAAGGCCGTTTCTCCACGCTTCTGTGTTGGCTCTGCGTTCCCGCAGCTCCTCTGCGTCACGGTAGACCTTCGCTAGCCAGACATCGCCGTACCAAAACTGGTCATAGGTCATGCCGATGGAGATGTAATAGGCTTCTACATCATGGAACAGCTTGGAGAAGGAGAATGGCTCTCCCTCTTCGTCTGCTTCCTGAGATTGTGCAGTTACACAATCTCCCACGTTGCGTTTTTTGCGGTCTTGTCCTCAGTGTCAGTTGCCAGCAGGGACTTGGAAGCATCCACGAACATCTCAAGCAGAACGCCCATAAGGTCTTCCTTATCCTCAATGTGCTGGAACATCTCATCAACGACCTTGCGCTTGATGCCCTTGTTCCGTGCAATGAAAGCACCGTAGAACAGGGCACGGGAGTTGGACAGCAGATTGGTCATCTGAGTGTACTGGCCAATCTGAAAACCTGCACGTTCGGTGGCTTCCACGCTGTCACGGGTGAAGGTCAGCTCGTAAGTGTTCTTACCATCGGGGGAATGAAAGTTGATAACCTTAGTAGCCATAATAAATGCTCTCCTTTATAAATAGGGGCAGAACCAAATCCGTTGTTCAGTTCTGCCCGGTTTGATTGATTCGATTTTTTCGGTTTAGCCGCCAGTAACAGTCAGGGTCTCGCTAAACTCAGGCTTCTTGGTGAAGATGCAGTTGATGGTCATTTCCACAACCTCGTCCACGCCAAAGCCAGACAGACCAACCTGATGCATACCCTGCCAAGTGAAGCCGGAGCCGTCCTGCATCTTCAGGGCGTAGTACTTCACGGCGTTGCTCTCGGAAGTCTCATCATAGCCAGCGGCCTTGACCTTCGTATAGTCAGCCTTGTTGTAGTTAGCGGTGAAAGACTTGGTGTCGCTCTGGATGATGCCAAAGATGTTGACCTGCATGGGGTCAGACAGGGTGGTGGCATCCAGAAGGTTCGGCTCAGAGATCAGGTCGGGCACATCCTTGATGTCGCACAGTTTCGTCAGAGCGGTTGCGCTGTCGCCACAATACAGGGTGGTATTCAGACCGGAGATAGCAGTACTCATAGAATGTTTACCTCCTTAGTTTCGGTAAATCATTCCGTCCTCTCCGATTGTTGCCCCATAGCTGCAATCAATCCGATAGACGGAATTGTTGTACAGCCCATTCAACGGGGCAAACGATTTGCGATAAAATTTAAGCGGTTCAAGAACAGAATCCACGATGCCAACAATGGAGCGTGCTTCTGCAATGCGCCCGGTGTTCTTATTGGAGTAGACCCGCACACGAAGGGAAACGGCAGCGTACTTGCTGTGTCCAGCAGAATCAATGTGCACAGGAAGGTTGCTGTTTTCCTCTATCTGCACACACGGAAACTTCTTAACGTTGCTGTCGTTGATTTCACCAGTAACGAAGATGCCGGGAACTTGCTTTCGCAGTTCCTTAGCAACAGCCGTGAAGATAGAATTGAAATAATCGATCAACTATTCCAAACCTCCCTCCACGTTGCTTCGACTTGAGAAGCCATTTCCTCAACAGCTCCCCACATAGCCATAGCTGGCTCGTTGCCGCTGGTGTAATTCAACTGGCCTTTACCATCTACCTGTTTGACAGGCGTACCGGCATTGCCGGATTCGCCGTAGTAATACCACCTGCGGTTTGCGCCTTGCCCTTTGCCGTAGGAACCATGTGCACCAACGCCGGGCGGTAGCTCACCGCCATATCCGTTGTGATGTGCGCCAGTGCCAAACTCGATAAAGGCAACTGCCTTGCCCTCTGCAATGATGGTGCAGGTGTTTCCGTTCTGCTCAACATGGCAAGAAACATTGTTGCTACCAGCATACTGTGCGTTCGCAAAACGAACTTTTGCCACATCAAGTCCTTTATCAGCCAACGCCTTTGCAAACTCCTGTGCCTTTTTGTTCAGGGTCGTCTTGTACTTCTGTATCTGACGTTCCGCATCACGAAGCCCGGCATCACTCAACCTCACTTTAATTTTCACTTGCAGCCACCTCTTTCAGCGCATACTTCGTATCCGTGATATGCTCTGCGACCTTGACCACAATGTAATTGAAGGGCTTTGAAACGTCTGTCTGAAACCAGACGCGCGTGCTTTCATAAAGCGGTGTGTTGCGCTTTTTGCTGGACGAACTGACAACGTAGCTGTAATCCGTGAACGCTCCAAAAGGGTTTGCTTCCGCAGAACCAGTAGGAGGGCTGACATTCAGCATCAGCTTTGCGGGTTCGCTCCACGATTCGTATGCAGATTCGCCAGTCTCGTTGCCCCATTCGTCCACAACAGGCGTTTTCTCGCCGACCGGGTTTGAATACCACAGCGGGCGTTTATCCAGCGGGCTTCCATTGAACATCAGCCGATAACACCTACTCTCGGAACCACTTCATTCAGCAGGGACTGCGCCACATCGGAACTTTCCCACACACGAGTAATGCCATTGTTGGTATAGCTCGTCTGTCCGTTTGCGCCGATGTGGTTGTACAGTTCCGCTGCAATGCGTATCTGCAACGACTGATACTGCAAGGGCAACTCGTCCGGTCTGTTGCCGAAGGGGTAACCCTGCGCAAATATCTTGTCTTTGGCGAAATCAAGCAGCAGGTCGAAGAGTGGGTAGTCCTCGTCCGTGATTTCACGGTCAAGTGCAGGGGCGATGTACTGCCCCAGCTTGACTGCCACTTCGGAATACTGGTCTCCCATGCTGCTTTCCTCCTTTCGCCTTAGTAAGCCTTGATGCAGTACACAGCGTCCATGCGCTCAAAGGACGGCAGGACGATTTCGGAAGCATAGACGTTGGCGTTGACCGGGTGAACGGTCAGTTCGGTGGTAATGGCAACGCCAGTGTTCACGATAGACACGGATGCACCGGACTGGCCAGACAGCAGGTCGGCTTCCTCAGGGGTAGTGCCGTACCAAGTGCTGCCAAGAGCGCCGGACGGAGCAACCACTACCATGCCATCGGGCAGGTACTTCTCGCTTGCGCTGTACTGGTCTGCCTTGAACATCTTGTCATACAGATGGATGGTCAGGCCGGTTGCAGATTCGATAATCTGCCGTGCTTCGGCATCCAGCAGAACAGCGTTCGCCTTTGCGGTGACGGTCATAAACCGATTCTTCACCTCGTCCGCAGCGATCATGTTGCGGAAGGTGGCAGTGTTCATGTACACCTCAGTCACTACCTCGCCAACGTTCGCCAGAACAGCGTCCTTTGCGGCGTTCAGGTCAGCAATTGGAGTGGCGGTTGCAGCGGACCACTTAGACTTGGCGACACCACTGATATCCTTAAAGTTGGTGGATTTCCAGCCGCCGTCCGGATCGTAGTTGTAGGTGTAGTTCACGCCGTTTGCCTTGATGGTGATGTCGGGAACGCCATTGGCGGGAGCCAGCAACTGCCAGATCATGCGCTCAGGTACGATACGAGCACCAGTGATAAGCTGTGCGGTGTCATCGTACAGGCGGTTCATCACGTCACGAGCATAGGGGTCGTTGCTGTCCAGAACACGCAGGATTTCTTGACGGTCTTTCTCGCCCAGATGGTAGCCCTCACGGAAGAACGGCATCTCGGTCTCGTCGAACTTGAAGCCCTCACGGGTACGGAACGTAGCCTTTGCGTCAAATGCGCTGGGCATCAGAGAAACGCCAACGCCCTTGTGGCCACGCAGCCACTTCAGGTCGAGACCCGCCTTCTTCTTGGCAGGGAACAGTGCGTCAGACGCAAAGGGCATCGCATTGGTGGGGTCATTCGTCCAATAGGCGGCAATCGCAGCCGGGGCAAAGACTTCCTTAAGATTCAGTGCCATGTTGTTTTACCTCCTATTAAGCGTTCACGCTGATGTTGTCACGGCAGAAGATGCCAGGAATGGCGGTCTTAAGCGCAGTAATCGCATCAGAATCATAGGTGAAGCCAGAGCTTGCAGCGGCTTTCTTGGTGTCGATAACGCCACGAATCAGCAGGGAAGCATTAGGGTTCTCTGCCGGGTCGACGTCATACAGCAGAATGCCGTCTGCGGTGGCAGAGGTTGCTTTCTTGCCAGCCAGCGTCATGGGATAGCCAGCCTTAACCGCAGCAGTTTCGGTCACGGTAAAGGGAATGGCGGTGTAGTCATTGGAAGCAAGGATGGTATCGTTGATTCCGTTGACCGTGTTTCGGGTAAACTTCATGTTTTCCTCCTTGTTAATGGAAAGCACTCATTGCGTCACTCGATGCCTTAGAAGTATTTGCATTCTGCTGTGCAAGGCTCTTAGCAAACGCCACGCCCTCGCTGTCAGAACCGCCCTTGCCATCCGCACCCGGAGGTGTGGGCATATCCTTCAGCAGAGAAGCCTTGTATGCGGTATCATGGGCGGTCATAAATTCCGACTGGAACTTAAACACCTTGTCCATGTCGCCGTCAGCCAGTGCAGATGCAGCCTTTCCAGCCAGTTCAGCATCATAACCCTGTGCAACGAACTTCTCACGGTAAGATGCAAGGGTCTTTTCCTTGACGAGATTCTCCTTGTCGGCAGTCAGGGCTTCAATCTGCTTCTGCATCTCTGCCAGCTTGTCAGCCTGTTCCTGTGCGGCGTTCTCGTCATCGGTGCGCTTTGCCTTGAGCTGCTTCTTGTACTCAGCAGCTTCGCCGTTGGCTTTCGTCACGGCGTTGCGTAGCTTCTCTACCTCTGCGTTAGGGTCTGCAACCTTTTCAAGCGCAGAAATGATTTCATCGGCGGTCATGCCCTCTTTGTAGGCATCACCAAGCAACACATTGAGTTTCATATCGTTAATTTCCTCCTGCGTTTTTTTACCGTTGCTTCCCTGCAACGCTGCGAAATTTGTATCCCGGCTTCCCTGCCGGAATATATCAGCCCGCTTGTGCGGATTGATTTTTAGTTGATTAGTTCCCCTGCGCCGTTGTAAACCAGTTCTGCTTTCGCAACATCAGGAGCGGCGAAAACGGTCGGAACAAGATAGACCGGAACGCCATACAACTTTGCAGCATCAATTTCCACAGTGCAGCCGTTATACTGAAAGGCGTTATCGCCGCAAATGCCGATAAAATAATCGGCCTGTGCGAGAAGTTCAATGCTCTTGCCAAGATACCAAAGCCCTTCGGTTTTACACTTAGGCGGGTTATCTTCAATATAGGTAGGGATAACCTCAAGGCTTTCACCGTACACTGCTTCGGCAATCTTGTGCAAACGGTCAAACGTCATCCGAATATTTTCTTCCGACCGATTCTTCATCGGGCAGGAAATAAACAGCTTCTTCATTTTTGCTCTCCTTCCTTTGCATTAGCCTGTTCTCCAACCATTTTGTCGTTGTCGGCAATATGGTCTGTGAGCTGTTTCTGCGGCTTCGGTGCTTTCCCATCCTCGCCCAGCTTGCCAGCGGCAATCAGGAAGGGCTTGCTCATTTCGTAAGCAGCCTGCGGGTCGGGGAACAGACCGGGCGTGGTGAACGCCAACTGCGGGTCAATCGGCTGTTGAATCATCTGCGCAAAAATCTGAACCTTGCTCTGCTGGTTGTCGTACTGGCGACGCGGCAGTTTGATGTTGATGTCACTTGCCATCAGCTTAGAACCAGCCGTGTCACGCAGGATTTTGAGCATCACAGACAGGCTTTGGCGTTCAGCGTACTTGAACATATTCTCGTACTGCTGTGCCCTTGCTTCGGTGTGATTCCAGCCGTTGCGGACGATGACCGCGCCCACGTTGTCGGACGTTGCGTTCTCGCTACCAGTGGCACTAGGCATGGCAGTCAGACTGCGGTACACGTTCAACATGGAATCAAGCAAGGTCTGGCTCTGCTGCTGGTCAAGCTCGTTTGCAATCTGAGAAACAGAAGCGGGCAGACCAGCGGTGGATTTCAGGCACATTGCGCCAAGTTCTTTTACTTGGTCGAGAGCATCCTTGTCCACAAGGCAGTTGGTGAAAACCATGATGGACTGGATGAACTGCGCCACACCGTCCAAACGGTTGCTTTCAAGGTCGTTGATGGCATCCAACACAGGGATTGCCGGTTCAAACAAACCCATTCGCTCCGGGTTCAGCTTGTATTCGACCATCGGCAACATCCCAAGAGAATGGTTCTCCGACTTTGTAATTTTGCCGTTGTCGATTTCAAAGTACTGGTTTGGCGTATACACGCAAATCAAGTCGTTCAGGTCATTCTGATAATTGCGCGGGATGTGTAGCACGTTGGCGATGGGCTTGTGACCAATGCCGGAGTTGTAAATCACATACGCCATATCCGGGTCAGGAACATCCACCAGCAGGGGCGTTTCGTCCGGGTAGTTGCCGTTGTACCCCTTGTCAGGGAGAACAATGCGATATCCCTGTCCGCACTCCAACATCCACTGCCAGAGCCGCCGATCAAGCGCATCCTTGCCCTCATACTGCAAGGCATTGGACAGGCGGGCAATTTCCTCACCGTCACCAGTTGCCGTTTCAGACCGCACATAAGAGCAGGGAGTGCCGCTCATGTACCCTGTGTAGAAGCCCACGCACTCGTTGGCATGGTTCTCTACAATGCGGTTGGTGATTTCAGCGTGGTATTCTTTCGTGCGATGGAGGACAGGCTGACTGCCCAAGTAGTAGTTGTGCAGAAAGCGAATCTCGTTCTTGTTCAGCAGATGAATAGGCTCTGCCTTGCCCATGACCACTTTCAGCACGTTCGCCCGATTGATTTCCGTCTCCGGCGTTTCAATCGGTCTACGTCCGGTCAGCGGATTATTCAAAAAGCCGTCAACGACTATCTGATACTCAGCCATGCGTTCCTCCTTTCCGGCAAAATAAAAAGCGCAGCAAGACAAACCTGTTAAGGTCTATCTCACTGCGCTTACAACTGCGCTTCAAAAGCTATTCAGTTTTTAAATTTTGGTACGGAGACCCATGTATCTTTTGGAAGGTTGGAATCTCCAATTGTAATCCAATGGCAAAGAGGGCACAGAAGGGAGAACTTACCTTCCACTTCGCCAAGATAACGCCCACAATCGCAAGGATTGCCGTTTGCGTCTTTTCGAGGACGCTTGCATCTGACTTTTGCTACCATCTGTGCTCCTTTCGTTGGATTTCTGGAAACAGGCTGTTGAGCACAGACCTGTCAGAAGCTACTGGGAAACTGTTCGCACTTCCAGCCGTGCTATTCTTCGCCCGAAGAAAACCATTGCAGCCTTTACATTCAGTTGTCGGACAGACGTAAAACGGGTAAGCTGCAATTTTGGTGCTGCATAATGGATTTGAACCAATGTATGTCCGGTTATGAGCCGGATGCTCTAGCCTGACTGAGCTAATGCAACATAGAAACCCGGCTTGATTGGTTAACCGCTGCTCTTTGCAATGTCATGCCTAAACATCACATTGAGAGCCGGGAATAGCGGTGGAGGTTTTGGAGAATAAGTCCATGCAAAGCTAGGTGGTTGGTTGTGCTGCGTAACGGAATCGAACCGTTGCTTGCCAGCCATGGGGGAGACAGGCTGGCATTCCCCAATCAATCGGAAACGCAACATATAAAGTCCGGTGAAGGCGAAAGAGTGAGAAAACCTCCACCGGTGAAAGGAGGAATATGCTTGTTGACACGCACACGAGTAAAATGACAAAACCCCGCGTGCAAGCTATTCCTTTAAGGGAAGCTGCAAAACTTCCTGCGTACATTATAAGCCTTGTCAAGTGGTGAAATCAAATAAATAGACCCAGCGAACACAATATATTGTGTTTTTAATCAAAAAGGCCTCTTGACAGGCTCGATTTTACTGATTCCGTTGTACAGTTCATCGGCAAGCTGAGCCAAACTATCCGGTGCATCATCGTGCGGAACTTTGCCAAGCTGCGTGAACATCGTCACCTGTTCCATGAATGCCTTGTACTCTTTCGACTGGTGCTTCTCGTCAAGGAAATAGAACCGTTTGATGTCTGGAGCATACTGGATGATTCTTGACAGTTTGCTTTGTCCGCTTGGCGCACGCTGGCTACGGACAGAGCAGTGATACCCCTGCTGCCGAAGCTGACTGTCTACCACGTCACAATATTCGTCACCACCGTTGTTGGCTTCGCCACGCACTACGTTGATTTTGCGCTGGATGATTTTGCCCACGACTTCCGGTCTGGTCACGGTCTTATCGCCATTGTTGAACACAAGGTCAGGGATGAACACAGCATCTCCGTACACATAAGCGATAGGGCAGGCGGTAAAGTCACCGCCGCCCCATGCAATATCCATGACCATAAGCTTGCGATCAGGCTCACCGTCAGGCAGAACGCCGTTGAAATACCGCAGTTCATCGGCAGGGAACAGCAGACCTTCACGCACATAGGGCTTGCCCATATACTTTGCCCACCATGTTGCATCGTCAATGCTGGCTTTCATATCAGCATAGTAGGCATCGTCAAAGCCGACGCCATAGTCATAATTGAAGTTGCTGTGTCCGTTCTCATCCACCGCAGGAATCACCCGGAATCTGTACTTCGGGTTGTCTGCATACTGGTTCTGGATGCGCCCCAGAGGGTCAAGCACGTTCCAGCGTGTACCGACCATCAGTTCTAATGCACCCTGCTTTTTACGGTCTTTCAGCTGGTTCAGGTAGGCATCGTACTTGTTGTTCAGACGCTCAACGTTCAGGCTTTCCTCTAAGTCCTCAATCAAGTCATCACTGTACAGAACGCCGCCCTCACCGATTTCAACAGCACCAGTCAACGTGCCGCCAATAGAGCGGCAGGTCAGAGTGGGGAAGCGCTTCTTTCGGTTCAGGTCAACGCTTTCGTCTTTTGCACTCTTATCCACAAGCTGAACGTCAGGGAAGATTTTGCCCCAGTTGTAGGTCACAGGGTCAGTGATGATGGACAGCACTTCGCCGTAGAAGCCATTGGTCAGCTTGTCGGAGTGTCCGCTCATAACCGATGCAACGTCAGGGCGGTTGCCCATCAGCCATGTGATGAAAAAAATACATAGAGTCGATTTTCCAACGCGAGCAGGTAGACTAACTCCCAAGAAGTCAATCCGCTTATAAAACAAGTCCTCTAGGTCATCTGCCAGCACTTTCAAAACCCTGCGTCTAGGCTGGTAGAACTTCTTCTCCGGCGCACGATTCCATTCAAGATAGATGCAATAGCTATCGAACACATCCTTTGCTTCAAACAGGTACGTCCGACCGATAATGTCATAGAGCTTCGCCACGTCCTCGCCTGTTTTCATCTTGCCCATCATGGCTGCACAGACAGAGCGCAACTCACCAGAGTATTTGTAGGCATCGAACCGCTTGTCCTGTGGCTGGGCGTCTCTCAGGTTCACCACCGCCTGAAACCAATCCTCATAGACCTGTGCTTCGGTCGGATTCTGTTTTGCATACGCTTTGATGCTGTCAATGATAGCGATACACTGTTTTGGCTGCATAAAAAAATAGGCACCCCCTACCTGAAAATGTAAAGAGTGCCTACAACTGCACAAAAATCAAATATTTGGTTTTATTCTCCAGCTTTGAAATTGTAAATCGGCTTAATATGCTTTACAATATCAACGGTTGGAGAGATTGCGTTGATAATTTCCTGCGCTGGCTTATATGCCATCGGGCATTCATCCAACGTGGATTCATCGGCTGACGTAGTATAAATTCCGTTCATCTGCTTTTGGTATTCCTCAACGCTGAATGCTTTTTTAGCCGCTGTTCTGCTATATAGTCTGCCAGCACCATGCGGAGCAGAGAAATTCCAATCAGGATTGCCCTTACCAACGCAGATAAGACTTCCGTCTCTCATATTAAGAGGAATAATCAGCTTCTCACCCTCTCTAGCGGATACAGAGCCTTTTCGGATAATATCATCCGATTCATCAATATAGTTATGAACAGTTTCAAAGAAGGACGCATGGGTCAGCATAGAATTGATTCCAACACCATCTAAAATGGTGTGCATAATTCTTGCTCTGTTCATCCTCGCAAAAGCCTGACAAATCCGCATATCATTAAGGTAAGAATCGCGTTCTTCACCTTCGAGATAGCAAAGCTCATTTGGAATATCAGGGAACCGAATAGCTAGCTCTTTGATTTTTTGCGAGATTTCCTGTTCACGACCCTGCGCTTTCAGTTCTTCAATCACGCGTTCCGTAGCGTCTTTTCTTTTGTTCTTTCCTTTAATATTTGAGATAGCTACGTTTTGATGATACTCTGCGATTTGTTTTCCAAGATTTCGGCTTCCAGTATGGATAACAAGGTACTGGTTTTTCTCTTCATCTTCGTCCAGCTCGATAAAATGATTACCGCCGCCCAAAGTACCCATGCTGCGAAGAATCCAGTCAACATTGTGCAAGCTGTCTTTGCAGTCAAGTTGGCTAAGGAAAGAATCCGACATTTTCTGCGATTCGTGAACATTCATTCCAGCCGGAACTCGTTCTCTGATTACTTTATCTAACTTTTTCGGGTCGATGTGTTCAATTCCAAGTTCAGCGACAAGCATTCCGCAGCCAATGTCTACGCCGACAATATTTGGAATGACTTTCTTGCCCAAGTTTGCCGTAAACCCAATTACGCACCCGGAACCAGCATGAACGTCTGGCATAATGCGAATTTTGCATCCGTCAACAAAGCTCTGATTACAGAGCGTCAGAATTTGCTCAGATGCCTTGTCTTCGATATTGTCTGTGAACACCTTTGCGGATGCATATTTTCCGTCAATCGTTTTCAATGAGTTCTCCTTTCCAATTCGGTTTTATAATGCTGTTTTAGAAATTTTCTTTATTGACTCGATTTTCAAACTCCTTCCGCTGCTTTGATGGCAGCACGAACTAATTTATATACGCAGAAATCTCTGTTCTCCCATGTAGACTTTCGGCATTCTTCTGCACATTGAATAATGTCCAAAAGGCTTCCTCCGTTCATCATTTGAGTCAAAACACGAATATCTTCTTCACTCCACCACTCTGGAGCTTCCACAGCTTTGTTGTCCATGAGCTACTCCTTTCACTGGTTATATAAAGTAGGCTTTGGCTCTTCATCCCCAAGCATCAACTTGTAACGAAGATACTTTTCAATAATACTGTGTCTTTCTGCCAATGTGCCGTAAATAAAAACGAGAGCATCTTTAGCAGCATCGTATTCATTCGGGAAAATGACAAGTTCCTCGTTTGCAAAGGTCACGGTGCAGTTTTCATAGCGACAGACTTCCAAGAACTGCTTGATTTCAAGGAATCCGCCAAAATCAAGCATAGACCGCAGCGTGATGCTACCATTCTTAACAATCAGTTCTTCTCCATGCATATTATCCAGCCTTTCTCTGTTCAGCAATCCGATACCATGTCTGGCGGGTTACGCCAAGCTGCTATCATCTTCTTTTTCTATAAGGGTCAGGCCATTCTTTAACTGGCGTTACATACGAAGTAGTGTCCGTTCCGGGAATGTATCCGTTTTCAAGCCACCATTCTTTTATATAACGCTTTTTGTTTTCTGGCGCAGTTGGAAACGTGAGTGCTTCTTTTGGTGTGCATCCAATTTCGATTCTCTTGTTTGCTTTTGAAACATTCATCTTATGTTCCTTGCACCATTGGGATCTGGATTTTGTAACGCCATCAATCGTCCAACACTCGTTAGCGTACACATAATCCACTTTTTCATTTACATATTCAGGAACAGATGATGCGCCGCCGCCATATAACCATTTTTCTATAGAATCCAACGCTTCGACAGATTCTTTATAGCGTTTTTTCAGTTCCACATACTCTCTTTGCATCGGTGTTCTTTTTTGCCACTCATCAGGTATATGTCTAAGCTCGTAAATCTCCATCTGAGAAAGGGTGTCTTTTTCATTCGTAAGCCTTGCTCCGTGAAGTTGGCATTCCCAAATCGCAAGCTTTTCAATGTCTGCCGCAAAATACTTCGTACTCCATTTGGACAATATCACGATTTTAGAATTGCATTTTGCGTAGTGTTCCTTAAATGCTTCATTTCTATTTTTCTTGTCTCGTATTCTTCCAGAATTCCCCATCCCAACATAGTAAATCTCTCCCATGCTATCAACAAAAAGATAGACGAGATATTCTCCAGCACTATAAATTTCATTAGAATAATCGGCAGCAAAATTAAAAACATACCCACGATCAAAGCTGTTTTCCGTTCTTTCTCTTGCATCCCAGACATGTTCTTTTACTTGGTCTGAAAACTCTTTTCTTGCTTTTGGCCCAGCGTACCGCATCCAATCGCTTACCATGCGTGTAATAAAGAAGTAATCCATGCTCTTGTAAAATTCCATTATCTTCTCCTTTGGTGTTGTGTTCCCCCAAAAGAAATGATATAATACTTATGTACTATCATCCTGTTGAGGGATTGGTGGTTCTTGTTTGTAGCAGCGGCCTGTGGTGGGTCGCTGCTTTTTTTATTTTTCTTCTTTGTTGGCATACTTGCGTGTGGTGGCCGCATCAGTGATACCATACTTTTCACGATACTTTTTGACCGTGCGCCAGAACGTAGCAGATTTCAGCCCAAGTTCGTTCATCATAATCTTCGGCGTGGTCTTTCCGTTCTGCCAGTCATTATAAAGCTGCCTGAACTTCTCTTCGTCTACTTCGACAGGCTTTCTACCCTTATACTTTCCTTCTGCCTTTGCGATTTCAATTCCCTCCTTCTGCCGTGCCAACATTGTTTCGCGTTCCAGTTGTGCCAGAGCCGCAAACACGGTCAGCATAAATTTTCCGTTAGGCGTAGAAGTGTCGATGTTCTCTTTCTGGCTGACGAACTTTACATTCTTTTTTTCAAGTTCTTCAACGATTTCCAGAAGGTCTTTCGTGGAACGAGCCAGACGGCTGAAACTCTCGATCACAAGAGTATCGCCCTCACGAACAAACGCCAGCATCTCTTTCAACTGCGGGCGATCAGTGTTCTTTCCGCTCATTTTATCAATGAACACCTTTTCAACGCCAAGCTGTTCCATAATGACTTCCTGACGAGCCGTATTTTGCCCGGCTGTCGAAACTCTTACATACCCAACTTTCATTTTTGCGTCCTCTCTTTCTATCACAGATTATATCATATTTTGATAGTACTGTCAATAGAGTTTTGATAGTACGGAGAACAAAAATATAGCCAGCAGTTAGAGAACATCTAGCCGCTGGCTTTTTATGTTACATTTGAATCGCTACGATTTCCCACGAAGAATAATTGGAAAATCCAGAATAGGGGTGAATTTCAAAGTTCTTCGTCTCTCCCGGTTGGATGTCCAAGACATAATCAATATCTCCGCACACGGGAACTTCTTCACCGTTCTCATCTTTCATCTTATACAGAACGATGACCTTTGCGTTTGTCTTGTATGCGCTGTTATTAGTCACTTTTCCGGTGAATCTTGTTTCATAACCACTACCACGCTTTGAAGTATTGGTGACAGCCAGTTCTCCGGCTCTTAAAACTTCTTTTCCAGCACTCGGCTGATAGTTATAGTCCTGAGTCGAAACAGACATTTCGATACCAGCTGGGATAGCTCCGTCATACTCGTATGTAAAGTATCCAGCATACCAATAAGAATCATTTTCCGCAACCCAGTCCAAATATTCATCGTCTGTTTTGATTACGGAGCCATCCTCTGCAACGACTGCAATTTCAATATGTGGAAACCATGCTGCAAGATTTTTGTTGGTATTCTCGATTTCAAGAGCATAAGAAATATAAATCGTGCTACCATCACGCCACGCATAAAACCCATGGTTCTTAATGCCTAACGGTTCATACTGCGTTGCATTTGTCTGCTCAAGTTCAATAAGACCAGACCATTCATCAGGCTTTGCAGTTGCCATTGCGCTAATAGGCATAGCAAGCATCATAGCCGCTGCTAGAGCCGCCGCAATGATTCTCTTTCTCATTTTTGATTCTTCCTTTCTTTGGCGTATAGCCTTTAACTGATTATAGCACAATCTACGCTCCGAGAGGGTTCTTTTTGTATTTTTCGGAAAATTTGGAGACTTGCACAATCAGATGGATGCCGTTTTGTAAAGGTGGGGTGGGTCTTTTTTTATTTTTTCGGTGGTTGAGAGACTGACCGGGCGGGGCTGGGCGGCGGCTGTATACCCCGCCGGTGGAGACCCCAGCCCCCAGCGCACCCGGAACGGCTGCGCACGACAGGCAGCAGCGCAGGCCGTGCCAGATGCAAAACAGACCACGCAAGGTAAGGCACACACGCCCGGACGCTGGACACGCTGCACGCTCTGCACCCGATACCAGACAGGCCGCGCGGGGCAAATCGGGGCGGCGGCGGGGCTGGAGGGCGTGCAACTCCTCTATCATGCGTATTATGATAGCTCTATCGCAGGCATGGTATATTGATAGCAATATGAACAAATATCACAAGGATATTTTGTTGTTTCTTGTGATAGTAAATTGCTATCTATCTATTGACATATAACCCTATTGATAGTATAATAGGGGCACAAACAAGAACAAACCACATTGAACCAAAACAGGAGGATAAAAACCATGATGAACAATAAAGAGATCGATTACACCGCCCGCCCCATTCCGGGAGATTACGAAGGCCGCAGCCATCGCGCGTGTGTATGGTACAACAGAGCCCGCGCCGCGTTTGATCTTGCCACGCTTGACACGCTGACAACCGCCGCAGATAAAGCCGCTGACCGCGTGCCCACTGAGGCATACGAAAAAGCAAGAAAGCTTCTTGACAGCGTGCAGCGTTGGGGGCTTGCAGATGCAAGAGCGTGGGAGCTTGACAACGACAGCCGCTATTATAATTCTCAGTGGCTCAAAACCCGGCAGGCTCAGCTTGCAAAGCGGCGCATAAAGCTCAATAAAGAGCTTGCAACATACGGCTTGCAAATCGACAGTTATGGCTTGTATCCTTGCATCCGAGAAATCACCAAACCGGGCACCGATATGAATTTATTGTATTGGTTTTAATGGGAGGTGTGCAACGTATGAACAAACTTGTTTTTGAAGTAAACAACGGCAGAAAGTTGGAACTTGTACAGCGGGAGGACAACGGAACGGCCCTTATTTGCTCCCTCGATGCACCGGACAACGAGGCATATATAAGCGCTGGCGACTTTGTGCAGCTGATTAACCTTTATCGCTACTGCAAGCGGTACGATATCCAAAACGATTGAATTAACCCCAACGGCAAAAACACGGAGGTGTAAAAAATGATTACTCTTGACTTTACCCAGTGGGCAGCCCTCTGGTATGTGGGCGGCATGATCAGCGGCGCGCTCGTAATGATTGCGTTTCTAAATAGCTAACAAGGAGGGCAAAACGATGAAATATCAAAAATATTTAGATTCTCTTTCCACCGAAAGAAAATATTGCTTGCTTGACCGTATGCGGATTGATTGCGAGTATTTTTTGGGATTCGGCGCACGGCATGAAAAATATTTGTGGGCTGAAAGCGTAAAAGAACAAATTGAAAGTATGCTTTACCTGTATGACAGCATCAAGCAAAAACCGGAATGGCTGACGCGTGAACAGATTTTGAATTATAAAAAGCTAATGGAGGGCTAAAAAATGACGACGTTTGAAGAAAAAGTGAACGCATACCGCGAAAACAAACGGCTCATTGAAGAGCTTGAAGCAATGAACGATGCAATAAAGGCCGAAATAATCAACATGATGCACGGTGCGCCGGAAATGATGCAGGGCACTGCAAAAGCCATTTACAAGGATGTGCAGAGCGTCCGACTTGATAGCAAGCTACTCAAGACGCTGCACCCGGATGTATACGCAGAATGCAGCAGCAAAACCAGCTACAAGCGGTTTAGCGTGGTATAAGGGAGGTTATAACATGATTGACGAAAAAAGATTCAACTATGCGCTTGCTTCGCTTGATAAAGCCGGACAACACCAAAAAACAACAAAAGATAAATCATATTATTACGGTATGCTAACCATGTTGCAAATCATCGTTTCCGACGGCTGGAAAAATGATGTTTTTGTGCGTCGGAGTGATAGCGGTTCGCACTACATTTTCGACAAAACCGCCGAAGGGCGTATTTAAGGGGGTGCACGCATGATATCTTGTATCCTGTTTTTCTTCTGGTTCTTCAGCGCCTTATTTAAGGCGTCTAAGTAACGCCGATTGGACACTTTAACGGGGCTGCACCGCAAAGCAACCCCGCCCCAGCCCAAAAGGGCAAAAATATTTTTTGCAAGTCCTGTTTTTAGGGCTTGCAGTATGATATACTGTAAAAAAGGGCAAAAGCCCGGAAAAGAGGGAAAATCATGTTAAAAGACGTTTCTAGCAGTGCCGCCGCCCTGTATGATGGAGGGTGGAGAAGCGCAGACGCTGACCAGCTCCGCACAGAATACGACTTGACAGAAGAAGAAACGCAAGAGCTTTGCGCCGCCCTTGCAGACCTTGAAGAAAAAAACAAATAATCTCCACCCCGCCCACGCTGGCGGGGCTTTTCTTTTGCCTTGCATCTGCTGAGGGCGCAGGGCTTTTATTTTTGCCCTGCGGCGTATAAGCCACGCGCAAGCGTTTACAACGCCTTTTTCGCCATCTATGCAATTTATACAGCCTCAGTGCAAAAAGCGTTTACAGGGCGTTACAGGGGCGTTTCCGTTAATTTAGCACATTTCAGCGGACACAATACAGCAGCCACACAGGCCAACTATGCACCGCCTGCGCCACGTTGGAGCGTATCACAGCGCCGCAGCACTTCCAGCGCATAACCAGAGATACCAGCGCCACGCCGGACGCCGTACAGGTCAACGCAGCCGCCCTATTATAATAAGGTATATAAGGGCGCAACGGTGTGCCCCTGTTATAGATCCATGCCAGACAGTGCAGCACACCGCAGACCATGCAAGCCCGGCGGGGTCGGCTCCTGCCGTGTGTGGATCGCTGGCAAGTGCTGCACCTGCTGAGGGGTCAACGTCTCGATGCTTCCAACGCCCGGCGGGGCAGTCCAGCAGCAGGAGCGCGGCGGGCGGCGCGGAACCACTGGCGGCTTGCGCCGCAGCTCTTTTCGGGCTTTCGCCCGATAGCTAATAGAGGTCAGCAATAGTCGTAGCGTTCCAGCTGGAATAGTCGTAGCCAATAGTCGTAATTTCTCCAATAAAATAGTCGTGGAATAGTCGTAAAGTCGTCAGACGACTAGCTTTTGAAAGTCCTATATATTGTATAGTAACGAGTAGCTCGCTGATAGTCGCAGAGTAATAGTCATAGAATTTTCTTACGAACCATCGTAAAATAGTCGTGTATTTTTTGTGTGAAATAGTCGTTCGCCTTTTAGAGAAAGAGAGGTGCGATAGTCGCTAAGTCATCCGAGCACTCCAAAAATCGTTTCTCGTTCCAATTTCGCATAATATATTCCTCCGCTAGTTATACCTATTTCGTATAATAGCCGTACTTATTATAGTATACAGATATAGTTACTCCCAATAATCACGGATTATTTCGTATAATAACTCGTACCATCTGATTCGGTCTGTTCCTGCTCGATTTAATTCCCAGTAACGCACTATGGTATTGCAATCAATTCATAGTATTCTGCTATGAATAGTAAATGCAACATTTGTACATATTCAACCGACTACAAAATGAAATCAATTTTCCATGTCTGGAATAGTCGCAGACCATCCACCAATCCGAACCTCACGCCAGTTCTCGCCTACGGTCTGCCCTGTTGGCTAACGGTGTAGCTTTGGAAATAGAGGGTTGTAGGGAGAAAGAACCTTTACAATCGTTGGAAGTCAGACCCATCAGTCTGCTGCTTCTCCCGTTCTCGATCAATCCAATTAAGGGCTATTGGCTTCCAGTTGATAATAGGACTGCCGCTTTTCGTTCGCCATCCCAGTCCCTCGTAATACCGCATGAACTGGTTGGCGTACCTTGTCGTGCTTCCGTTGTCAATAAAGAACTCGCTGACCTCTTCGAACTGAGGGGCGCACGGAGCGCCCTCGTCTAATCTACTATGTTTATATTTACTATGTATATATCTACTAGTGGGCAATTTTCTGCCCGATTGTTGGGCACTATTTTGCCCGATTGTTAGGCAATTTTCTGCCTGATGGTCGTTACAGTTGGGCAATATATTGCCTGATTGATAATCGAACAGTTCCTCATCGTCAGGATACCCAACGTAAATCGTGTTGGATTTTGAATAATTGCGCTTGCATTCAATCAATCCGGCGTCTTTCAGCTCTTTCAAGTATTCTTTGGCTATCCTTTCCTTCTTCCCTACCATGTCCCCTGCTTCTGCGTTGGAACATCGAACAAACACCCGTCCTTTGCTGTCGACCCATTCTTTACCGTTATGTCTTGACGTGAACGAGCGATCAAGAAGGTCTACATAGATGACCTTTGCATTTGCGCTAATGCTCATCTTATCAAGAAATCGTGGGTAAATTTTATATCGAGGACTCACAATGTTTTCTGTTATGTACTGCATTTTCTCCTCCTGCAATAGTCGTAGACCTCTACAATGTACTCACAGCCCCGTAGAGCCGTGCCAGAGACGTTTTATGTATTCGGTCGATAAGTTTTGCCGTCTGACGCTAAAAAGCGTTTGTAGGGCTTCTGTGTGCGTATATGCAAAAGGCTGCCATTGCTGACAGCCACTGCATTTTTATAATTGAGTTTGAACGTAATAGAGTGCATCGTAAGAGCCATTCACCCGATAATAGTCTTTTAAATACTCGCTGATATAAGCGTCGAGTGATTTCCAGTCATCATCCGGCTGCTTTACAATTTTGGCTTGCCACCATTGAATAGCCCACCGGGATTCTTTTTCAGCCTTTCTGGCAGACCATCCATGCGCCATCATCAATTTCTTAAAACGCTTTCTAGTCACAGTGTTTCTCCTTTCAATCCATCCAAGTGTACTCTTGGAATCGTTGAATCTGCTTGTTAAACGTAATGGGAAGGTCACCTATCTCTCCTTCCTTGTTCTTACTAAGCCGGAACAGGTACTTGTCTGGGTTATCACCGGACAGAAGGATGATCGCATCTGCGTCCTGTTCAATCTGTCCGCTCTCTCGCAAGTCGGAGTTAGTAGGCGTTGCTCCGGGCTTAGATGGGTTTCGATTAAGCTGTGCCAGTGCCACCACGACAATGCCTGTGGTCTGCGCCAGCTCGTGTAAGGCAATGGATATGGCTGTAATGGCGGCATATCTGTCCTTTGCGCCTGTTTCGTGGATGAGTTGAAGATAGTCTACGAAGATGATTTGAGCCTTTTTACGCAGAGCCTGAGCCTTCATCCACGCCACGTTCTTTCCGGCAGCGGAACGGATATATAAGGGCATTTTCATGTTCTTTGCCTGCCCGTCAATCTCATTCAAGCTGACCGCCTTGTTTTTCACCGTGTCCAGAGGGCAGTATATTTGATTAGCCATCAGACGTGCGCCCAGCTTGCGTTTGCTGGTTTCCAAGCTGAAATAGTACACGATGTAGTTTTGCTTTGCCATGCTTGCTGCTATTTGCAAGGACAAGGCTGTCTTGCCCGCAGACGGTCTGCCGCCGATAATGATAAAATCACCCGGGGAGATGTGCAGCGCTTCATCCAAACGTTCTAGGCCTGTCTTGATATACACAGGCTTCTCGTCCATGTGAAGCACATAGTCGTTCAATACGTCTTCGTACGTCCACGCATCTTCTTCCTCAGCTTTCAGGCTCATTGCTTCGCCCATCTGCTGATAGATTTCAGACAAGTCCTCATAAGTCGTCAATGCGCTGGTGGATTCAACTGCAAGCGACTGGAAACGCCTTAACGCAGCATTTTCCTTTATCCGCTTAGCCCATTCTCCCATGCGTTCACGACTAAGGACAACGCACTCAGCTTCACACGCTTTGCTGCACTCCACAATCAAATCTGCAACGTTCTTGTGCGTTTCTCTGAGGTCTACAACGTCTACATACCCACGAAGTTCCCAATAGCCCTTAATGGCATTGAAAGCCTCTTGCAGCTCTTTTGTTTCGAAGTCAGAATCATCAACTTCAACCATGACTTCAGTTGCAACATCTCTCTTGCACAGCGTTAGACCGCCGATAAATACCGTTTGAACGTCTATTGTCATAGTCTAGGAAACTCCATCTCCGTACTTTGCTCGTACTGGTCATCCTGTTTCAATGCGTAAATGTCCTGCCATCCGGCATAGATGCTCTGGTCGAGAATGGCTTTCCAGTCATGCCGATCAAACTTTTCCAGCTTGTTGCAGAGCATCTGTTTTGCCCGGTCTGTCATAGGCTTCTTGATTCTTGTACGCATCTGTGCGAACTCTCGCAGGGATTCCAACAGGGCTTTATCGCCATGAGCAAAGTCGGAGAAGATGTCAGGTTTCTTCTTGACTGCGCTCTCCGGCAAGGTCTTGACGTTCACATGACTGTCAGTTGATACAATGGGTTCATTGTCATCTGACTTTGAGCTCATATATGAGCTGACCTTCATCTCATTTATGATATGAGAATGAGCTGACTTTCGTGTAGACCATCCTTTTGACGCAATATCGCTTCTTTTCCGTTCTTTATCGAGCAGATGTTTAATCAAAATGAAACAAGATTCTGCTTTTTTTGAGTTCAAAGTTGCGTCTTTTTCTTCAAAAACGTATGCACAGATTGCATCGTAGAGTTCCAATTTCTCTTTACTTTTCAGTGTGGAGATGGCTTCAAAGTAGTATCGTTGAAACGTAAAGCTGTCTCGTTTTTTGTCCATGCTCAGTCCTCTTTGTAGCGTTTGTTCCATGCTTCGATTGCTTTTTCTTTGCTAATCGCATCGGATGTCTCTACTCCGCAACTTTTACATATCACAAAATAAGTCATACCGTGTCCAAACAATCCTATTTTGGGCGGCTTTGCACCGCAGAATGGACATTTCTTAAGTTCCTCCATCTTTAATCCTCCTCAAAACAAGCGCTCAGCGTCAGGTTCACGCAGCCAACCTTCGCCCGGAATATTGACTATCTCATAATATTGCCGTGCAACGTAGATTGTTTTCTGCCCATCCTCAGCAATCAAGCCGACAATCAGATAGTTGCCAGCAGCCATAAAGAACCAAGGATTACTCTTGTAGGTCTCGCCCTTCATCCAGTTCTTCATCTTGTTCACGGCTTTTTCAATGTCCTTGTCGGGGCAGTCTGGGTTGTCGTATGCGAAGAAATCCTCAGGAAATTTAAGTTTTTTCACTTTCTAAATCCCTCTCTCGTTCTCATAATTCGTTTGCAACCTTCAGATAGCTTTGCACCTTTACGGTATACAGGCCGATTGTGCTTCTTCTTGATGTAGCCGCACTGCGTTTCGGACTGTCTGATAGCATTTGCAAGCTGTTCAAGTGATGCAGCACATTGGGTCATCGCTTCTGTTAATCCTTCAAATCTATCCATTTTTAATCCTCCTTACGCATACCATTTCGGCGCTTCGTTGAAGATTTCCACGCCTTTTGCAAAGCCCAGCTTTTCTAAGGTTTCACACATGATGCCATCCATCATGCTGTGAACGATTTCTTCATCATCACCGTACTTTTTGTATGCTTCCTGCATTTCTGCCGTGAATGCGTCAACAATATCTTGCGTAACAACGACATTCTTTTCCATAAGCCCTCCTATACCATCGGAAACGTCATTCAATGCGTCACAGGACACTGAATGTTCGGGTCAATAGTCGGTGTTGCATCAATAGCATCCAGAACCTCATCGTAGAAAGCTCCTCCATCGGGATTCGAAAAGGAACTAGCTCTGTCTGCGTCCAAAGCGCATTTTTCAATCTTCTGGCGCAGCGCATCTGCATCAATCGGTCTCATATCTGTCAACCCTCCGGCGCATAAATGCGCATCCAATGTGTGACCGTCACGTTATCCGGTAGTCTCTCGCCTATCTCATCCCAGAACTGACCGTCTGCGTAACAGCCAAGAAAATACGTTGTTGGCGAGATTCCTTGCAACATTTTTCCATCTTTATCACGCCACGTTGTCTTAGCCGCAAGCAACAAAGGCTGCGTCCGCTCTCGTGACGGTTCGCTTGCTGGATGCCAAAGTGTGTTAGCCATGCGCGTTCTCCATTTTCGCTCCACAGTTCGGGCAGTAGTTCCAACGTGTGTGATGATTTTTTGTGTGGCATCTGCTACACTCGAACCTTGTGAACGTATCGTCCTGTACAATCCATTCAGCGGTACGCTCTAAGGCTGTCGGAGCATCTTCCACAATGTCAATGGCATCGCCAATGCCGCAAGCACGGCATCTAACTCCATTGTAGTTCTCGCAGCCATCGCAATATGCTTTCTGGATTCTTTCAATAAGTGCGTTTCGTTCAAGATATTCTGGATAATTAGCCATTGTCTTTTACCTCGATTGTTGGTGCAGTGTCGATGTAATCAAGCACATCATCTAGCGCATATCCCATGTAGGCGTACTCAACAGTAAACTCTTGCTCTAATTCCTGCATCCATTCTTCAATGCGTTTCCGTAGTGCATTGGCATCAATCGGTCTGGCTCTCATTGCTCGTCCTTTCTTCAAATCGTGTTATTCAAACTTAACCGTAAACGCTAAATATGATTGCAAACCCAACGAGAAAGAAAAGAACATTGACTGCTACAACCGCAATGGCTTTCAAGATTACGTTGTCTATGTATTTGTCCAAAGTGCTAAAAACTATATATTTTTCGAGCAAATAAATCGGAAAAACGAACACAAAACCAATCATTGTCGTCAAAACAAAACCGAGTACAATTTCAAGCAAAGACATTTTTCTTTCTCCCTTCAATCTCCATCCCACACGCCATCAGGACGCATCTTTGCAAACGCCAGCAGACCATACAAGGCGCGTTTGGCATTGCCCTCTGTGGCGTTCCAGTAGTCACTATCGTCTACATCGTCACCTAATGCAGAAATAGCCTTTTCAAGCATCGGGATGCTTTCTGCGCCTGTTTTGCCATAGATGGAGCGGATTCCACCCTCACCAAACACTTCCGGTCGATAATAGAAGTGGCTGTAATTATAGGTAACGTTGAGCCACAGTTCTTTCGTGCCGCCCATAGCGCGCATACCACCAGCGATAAAATGAGCACTATCAGCTTTGAGCGGTTTATGCGTTACATGGTCGCATAGATAAATATCGTAGCTCATTTTCTCATCTCCCATTCCTTGCATCCACGTTCGTCCCACACGAAGTCTGCAACGTGTTCTGAAAGTGCGTTTACACACACGCCCTCCGGCTCTGCGTACCATTTGCAAGAACCGCAGGACGGCTCGGATTTGTTCTCGCAGGATTCTGCTGTGCATCGGATAGCCTTGCCAGCAGAAAACTGCTTGATACCCATGCAAGAGCAATGTTCGGTTGTGCAGTAAATGTCCATTATCTCTGCCCTTTCTTTCTCCTTCTGTTGGCGTTGAACCGCCCGATCACTCGCTTATACTCTGCATAGCACTCCGGGCACAGGTCACCTGTGTCCCTGCGCCACGCCCATTCCTTGAAGTATTCGTCAGGGTTCATTATCCTGCTGCCCAGAACCGCTCCGCAGCGGTCACATACTCGCTTGTGGTAGATTCCTCTGTCAGTTTGCATATTATCATCCTTCCACATAACACCAGCTTTGGGGTGGGCGCTTTAAGCACTTATTACAAAAACGTCTATTGGTTTCGCCAAATTCTTCTACTTGATAACTGCATCTCACTTTATTAAAATCGCAAACTCCTCTATTCCCCATGAGAATGCAATAACGAGTAAACTCAAACAAAAATTTTGGATGTTCATACATTTTCACATTGGAAATGCTCCATGCCCAGCCTTTCTTTCCGACATAATTCAAAATTTCTTTTTTCCTAAGACCGGACATCTCTTCAAATCCTTCTGGCAAGCAATCCGATTCTGGCGTGATTTCGTACAGATGATTGCAAGTAAACTCTCCAATAACTTTTCCGTCCAATTGTTCCAAGTATCCATCGCACTCTTTGAACCATCCGGTTTTGGTTTTTGTGCAATAAACATAACATTTGAAAGGTTCATCACCTATATTTGGCTTTGTTTTCCGTATTTCAAGAGTTTTTATGCCGAGAAAAATAAGATTGCACCAACTTGGGTTGATGCTTAATAAAACTGACTTCATTTTTTATTTATCCTCCCCAACGTCCTTAAACAGGATTTCTTTGTCTGCTTTCCAGTCTTTGATTTTGCACGGAATGTCCGTGCCAAGAACGGTCTTTTTCAAACCGTCCATCTGCCAGACGTTCCATGAGATGATAGCAGCCATGTTGCGAACCTTCCCAGCGTCAGGCTCTATGCCGAACAGCCACTTAAAGTTCTCTCGCCAAGTCAGGAGCATATTTGCTCTTGCAAGCAACAAGCTGTCACCCTGCCACTCATAGCCGTATGTAGTCGTCGCTGCGTCCTCTGCCACATCGTGCCATGTCCAAACATTCCAATCAAACCAGTTGTTTACACATTTCAGCTTGCGGTCAAACAGTCCTTTCCGTCTTGGTACTGGAATCTTTTTGCCTGTTACCGTGTCGTATCGGTTCACAAGGAATGGTGCTTCTCCGCAGGTAATTTCAAGAACTGTCGAATGGATGTACTTGATAGGCTCTTTCTTCATATCGGGCATCGCACCGTTTTCTTCGCCCATGTCTATCATCTTTTTGCAGACCCAAGAAGGAGTGAAAACCTCTGCTTTTGCTTTGGTTCTTTGCTTCTGCTCATCCAGACGCTTGAGAACTCGTGGCACTGGCGGGCACTTCTTGATTTGTTCTAACGTGATTTCATCCGCAAAGCCTGCACCCAGTTCAGACGGTGGCTCTGTCGCCCAGATGATGTTTTTGCCGGTCGTACGGTCTTTCAGTAAGATAAACAGCACCGCTGACAGAATCGGGTCGGAAAAGTCAACCAACCGTTGTTTCATTTTCTGTCACCTCTCTGTACTCCACGTCAACCCCTTTTGGCAAAGCCGTCTGATACTTCTGAGCCAACTGCTCTGCGCTCTGGGCATCGCCCAACGGCTGTTCAGGTGGTGCAACAGTGACTTCCACGTTGTCACGCATACCAAAATAGTTTTTGGCTCTGAAAATCCACTCTGCTGGGTTCTCCTGACCATACATACCGTTGTACGCCCACATGGACTGCATTTGCAGAATCAGCTTCAAGATGTACTTTTGCTGCAAGCTGTCGTCACGGCGCTTGCCCGCCATAATCTGCTTCAGGCTCACCCATTCGATGCCAAGCACCAGTGCAATCCATTCCACCACAGGGGAGATTCTGGCTTCGATGCAAGCGTCAAAAAAGAAGTCAAGGCGTTGCTGCACTTCAATTGGGTTGTTCATGTCCACGCTCGGAAGGTCGCCAAAATACTTGGCTGCAATCATTCCGATGACCTTCTTGTCCTCTTCATCACCGATTCTCGACTGCAAATCGCCTGTGTTCAGCATCTTAGACCTCGTGATTGCTAACTCCTGTTGTTCTTTCACCTTTTTACTCACCTGTGAGCGGATAGATTTCCGCTTATTAAGCATCTGTTGTTTCTTCTTCTCTCGCTCTTTCTCACGCTTCGCAGCGGCTTCTTCTTTCGCCTTTTGTGCCCGCTTCTCACGCTTTTTCTTTTCAGCTTCGGTCAGCGGTGGTCTGCCACGACCACGCTTCGGGGGTGTTGCCATGTATCAGGCCTCCTTTGGCGGTTCAGGAAGTGGCATCCAATGGGTGACGGCGTATGGGATTTCACTTCCAACTTCTGCCCAATGTTTGTAAAAGTCCATAAAGCCAAAAATCGTATCGCCGTTATCGCAAAATGCAAGAACTGGAGTATAATGTTTTGGTTGCCTATCCTTGACGCTAATCCATTTGTCAGGAAAACCGTTCTCGCTATAAGAAACCGTTTCAAAATAGTGCGTAGCCATCCCAAGTTCTTGTTCAATATCGTTTAGGATGCTCTTGTCATCCTCGTCCGCTTCCGTTTCGAGAACAAGGTAAATCCGCTTTTTCACACTCTCACCTCTTCATCTTCTTTTCGATGCTGTCCAGCTTCCATGCGATTTGCCAGACTGCACAGCAACCATCCAACTGCCGCCACCAAGCACACTTTTCTTTCTCGCATACGCACCGACCAAGCGGATTGCTGGCCATCTTTATCGGGCAATAAAGTTCGTTGTCCATTAGTTATTCCCCGTTCATCTCATAACATTTGCTGTAGTTCTCGTTAAATCCCAAACACCAAGCTAACTCGGAAGCCATTTCCTGATAAATGCCTTTGATATTGGGCTCAGTTTCTGATTTCGCACAGCCGCTATAAAGACCATACAGAAAAGCCAGTCTTTCACGCCCTACCATGTTGATATCCTGAATCATCATTTCCACCCCATCACAACAGCCGTACAAACGGCCAGACACACGTTGACGAACATCCAGACGAGCATTGCCTGCCGTTCTTCAAACAGGCTGTTCGCCATGTTCTTGATTGTCCGTTCGGACTGAACTACTACCGCCAGCAGGACTAGGCAGACCAGCCAGCGAGTTGCAAATTCAAACATTGTTATCCTCCATCAAATCGTACCAATGCTCTGACAGCCTTGCAGCGCCCTGCAACCGTGCGATAGCAAGTTGTTCCTTATCCATTAGCTCCACCTTTCTCTCAACTCTTTTTCGACCTGTTCTGACTTTGCTGTGATGTAATCCGCAAACTCGTCAGGGGTCATGTTCTCTTCTTTGAATTTGCCGACCATCTCCCAGTACCTGTCACCAATGCAGATGATTTTCTGCACCTGTTCATCGGTCAGGTCTGCATCGCACCGAAGGTTCTGAATCAGTGCGCCCCATGTGGCGGCGATGCCATCCAGAGCCATGCGAAAGCCGTACAACTGGTTCTGCCGTGCGATTTTGCGGAGATTGGCTGACATTGCCTGTTTGCCAGACGAAGGGCGGTTTCTGCGCTTATTCATCTTATTTCTCCTTTTAATAAAGGTATCGCCATGCAACGATTTTGGAATCGCTTGCAACCCATTCTCCACTACTTTGAAACCAACGCTTGTCTGCGTACTTGCGATATGCAAGGTCAAGGTCGCCGTTTTCAAACTTTATTTCGACAGCTTCACCGCATTGCGGTTGAACATTCATGCTGTTCCACTCGTTTTTGTTTCCAGTGTCGGGCTTCTGTTTATTAGGTGTTAGCCAGTCGTTCAGCTTTGCCATGCAAGAGGGACAAAGAAGAATGCCCCACCCTTCTTCCCCGTCAATTATTGGCCGAACTTCAATTTTCCTATTCATTTTGTTCCATTCTTCAAGCGTAAACGTTTCGCCACACCTATCGCATACCATTGCCATGCTCTTTCTCCAATCTCTTCAGCAGCCCATCCACGTCATACCGCCAATGGACACGCAACCTTTTTGCTTTTACCTCTATCCCCTCTTGCTCTGCCCACTGCCAAGGGATGCTTTTGCGGCTCTCGTTGTATCGGAACGCCAGAACCTTGCTGGCAGGGATTGCAAAGGTGCGGTTGACCGCTCTGTAATTGACTATCACATGGGCGGTCTGACCGCTGTACCCCATTGCATCCACCATGTCCGTGATGTGCTTTTCCTTGCGGTATTTGCACTTTGCCTTGTCGTACTTTCCGAACACCTTTTCCAGAGGGATAGAGGGCGTTTCAATGGTTTTCAGTTCAAACAGGTGGTTCATCGGGTAACGGTACACAAGGAAGTCGCAGATGTTGTCGATGGAAAAGGACAGGTTCTCGTTGCCACCGTAGTAGGTTGCAGCACTGTCCTTCAGCCGGTAGCACCACGCATCGGATGGGACGGATGCTTTGAAGTCTGCTTCAAACTGCTTGCCGGTGTTCATGCGTTGTCTCCCGGAATTTTAGGAATTAGCATCCAGAACTTGACTGGGTTTTTATTGTCAATCCACTTTCCGTTTACAAACTTCCTTTTCCCAATCAGATTTTCCCAGATCAAAGAATCGTAAACAGCAAGATAAATTCCATCTTCTTTCGGTTGTTTGTCTTTTACATTTGTCCACGCAATTGATGGAGCGTTTTCAAGCTGTTCGGCAAGTGCCAAAACAAGGTCAGAAGCGGCGTCAAGGGCAACACCTTTATTGTATTCAGAGTAAATTCCGCTGTTCATAAGCGCTTTAGCTTTGGCTTTTTTACTGTTCCCGGTTTCCTTCCACCCTTCAATAATCGGCTCTACGTCAACAAGTCTCATCCTCGTTCACCTCTAAATTCACTTCCGAGATACCGCTTCTTACCACGCTCCCGGTGCTTGTCCTCGTAATTGCGGTGGTACACGCTCTGGCTGTAGTTCAGCTCATGCACGAACGCCTTGCGCTCCTCGAAGTCTTTTTTCTCTTCCTTGTACTTTTCGCAAGTGTCGTGGCAAGCTTGGTGGCGTGATGTGCAGTTGAGACAACAGGTAATCATTCCAATTCACCCCCAAGTATCTGCCATAGCTTTTGCAACGCCCGGAAAAGTTTTTGCACGGCTCTTTGCGCGGTCAGTGGTAAACATGCCCTTGTGCTGTTCACTATGCTTGTGCGAGTAGGAACCAGACGGGCACCATGTCGCGGTAGGTTCTACGATGTTTGTCGGGTGCAGCGGCGGTACACCGCGTTCCCACAGTAGCGTTTTCTTGCTGTAAGGATGTCCGTACTCGTAGGGCTGGATTGCCTGCGTAGGCTTTGGGTAATCAAAAATCTTGCTGGGGGTAGGATTCTCAATCACCACTTTTTCGCAATCTGCCGCCCACACGGCAAGAAAAAGCGCCTTGCCGCACAATCCCTCATAATACCGGGAAAGATTGAGCTTTCCTCCCTTGTACAGGTGTCTTGCTCCCGCGTTGCTCGTCTTTGTGCAGGGGACAAATGCGATAATCATGTCCCAGCGGGGCACGTCATGCACGGTTCCGTCCATGGTCACGACCTGCCCTTCCTCGATAGCCTTTAGGCAGTCACCGAGAATATGCCATTCTGGATGTCCGCCGGACGGCTCAATCAGGTCGCAGGAATAGGCTTCGTGGCCTTTTGCGCGAAACGCTTTGCACACTTCTTGCGATTCCTCGCAGGCAATCAACACTTTCATATTTCCAAACGCCCGTCCAGCCAGATAGCGCAGCTCTTATATAAGGTAGGCGGTCAAGACGAAGGAACTTCTTCGCAGATGGTTTCGAGTTCTTCAACATCTGCTGGCTCAAAAACAAGAGATGCGCCTTCGCATTCATATTTCTTTGCTTCCCAGTCCACTTTGAATTTTTCAAAATCGTTCTTGTATCGAGGGAACGGATGCGTTTGCTCTGCGTAATAAACGCCCATCATAACTTTTTCATCATCTTCTGGCTTCCAGCTTTCGAGATGATAACTTTCGTGGTTGTCATACTCCCAAAGGGACAGTTCAACAATCAATCCAGAAAAAGCATCGTACATCTGTTGGAGACTTTCAAAATCCCGATAAACCAGCCCTTGCCCCTTGTGGGATTCTTTGATTTGTTCAATGCTTTTCCCGCCAGTTTTCAGGCGGCATCGAACTACTTTCGGATGGTAAAACATAGCGTTCCTTTCTCGCCTTTTGTTCCGGTAGCGTAACCGTTAGTTAAAAGGGAACGAACCGTCGTCCTCAATCACGGAAAAGTCATCGTTCACACCCTGCGAGTAGCCGGAGCCAGACCCACCATCCAGAGTTTTCTTCGGTCTGACCTCATAATCTCCGGAACGAATCTTGTCCACGCTGGTAAAGCGGTCAACAACAAGCTTCGTCTTGATGTTGCCATCGTTGCCCATGTACTCCTCCTCACGGAGAACCACGCCGACCAGCTTGCCACGCAGGGTCTTTTCATCATTGTTGAACTTGTAGCCGGGATTGGACTGCTCCACAGCGGTGATGAAGCCTTTGAAAAACGGCAGTGCCTTCTCTTTGTAGCTCTTGATGGTCTTGCCACCCCACGCCCATTCGCCCGGATTCAGCTTGCCACGTTCGATAAGAGAAGCGGTCTGCTCACGCCAGTAACCCTTGAACTCGCCTTCTGCGACTTCCCACTCGATGTTCAGGCGCTCCTTTGCGGGTTCATCCGTTGCCTTGCAGATACCGGCAACGTAGCCGCCAACAGGAAGGTCACGGCGCTCAGTGGCTTCTTGCACGTCATTCCAGTTGATGTTCTTCATCTGTTATTCTCCTTTGTTATCCGGCTGAACCGGGATGTTGTAATACTCACGGATGGTCTTGTCTACGGCGGCGAGGTCGTTCTCGATCAGCGCATCGCTGAACATCCCAAGAGGGGTTTTCACGGTGTCCATTCCATCATTGCGAGTGCTGAACAGGTATCTCCCATCCTGCACAACGGTTTTCAGAACGATGGTGAAGTACCCTTCCACGCAGACCTTCTCGTCTAGCAGCTTTCCGATGGTCTTGAACTTCTCACCACCGTCTCCGTCGCGCTCGCTGTGCCCGAAAAAGTAGACCACCACATCGTCCGGCAGTTCCTTCGCCCGCATCAGCAAGGCGTTGAAGTTAGCTGCCATGTCGGTAAACTTCTGGTATCCGGCAACCTTTGCGTTCCGCATGAACTCGCCAGTCATAAGATAGGTGGCATCGTCAATGACGATAGACTTACGCTTGATGCTGTGGATTGCGGCATCAATCTTGCCGTAGTCGTTTGTGATATAGGTTTTCATGTTGCTGCGGAACGGCAGCGGCTTTCCAAGCACGTTGATAACCGCAACCTGTTCCGGGTCAAAGTTCCGAAGCGAAGCGGATTTACCGCTGCCGGAGTGACCGTAGACCATTACTAATACTGCCATTTTTCTTTCCTTTCTTCGGCTTCATTAGGCTTCATTGTTCTTACTTTGGCTTAACTTGGCTGTACAAAATCAGCCAGCCATCAGCTCTGCCAACTGTGCACGGAGATCTTTCAGCTCCGCTTCCCTGTCATCGATTTCAGACCTCAAGTCCTCAATCGCTGCCAGCCGGTCAGCTTCTTTCGCTTCCGCTATCTGCTCGTTGGTCATGAAGTACACGCCGTCCTCCGGCTCTGTCACGCCACCGAATCTGTCAAGGTTAATCATCTTTGGGTCTCCCTCTCTTGCGCTCCTCTTTTATTTGCAGTGCGCTGTACCACTGGTCTTTGTCGATTTCGATGGTAGACCACCGATGGTTACAAGAAATGCACTTCTTTCGGCGAACGATGCTATCGTGGTCAGACCGGCTATCAACCGTTGTGATGTTGTCGCTTCCGCACACTGGGCATTTCATTGTGCGTCCCTCCACTTGTTGGTATGAGCGGGAATGCGGTTTAACTTCCCCATCCGTTCGTTATCTTCATGCTCTTTTTCCGCGCTTACTCCAAGCGCGCACAAAACCAGAGCGGTGGCTAGTAACATCAGTGAAACAAATGCCCATATAAGCATCTGTACTGCAGTCTCGCATCCATTTATTGTATCGCCACAGCTAACGGCTACGATTGCAGCGACGATACCAAGCATGGTAAGCACGTTTCCTTTTACGGTTTTCATTTTGTCCCTTCTTTCAGAATGATATCGAATAAAAATGGTTTGCTTGCATCGATTATAACTATTGCGTTTAGCACTTGAGCTATTTTTGCAAGCGTATCAGCCTTAACGCCCGTCTTGTACGGCGCTTTATTCGGACTTGTTATGTTGTATATCGTTGGGGCTGACACTCCGCTTCTGCGGATAAGTTCCGACGCCTTCATATCGCGTTCTTCAAGAGCGGCTTCCAGCGTCATGCCTTTTCATCTGTGTCCTTTGGTTCTCTGCGTCTAAAAATCCAACCGGTTGTCATCAAAGCTCCAACACCTATGATGTACCATGTCGCCTTAGCTCCGACTAAAAGCTCGATGTGATGCACCAACCAGAAGTTCAGCAGAAACACTGCGAGAATAAACGCTAAGACAATGCCCCAGATCAGGGCGATTTCCACGAATACTTTCATCTTTATCCTTTCTTCGAATGCGTTCCAGCCGTTCCTTCTCACGGCTGTGCCAGCGGATTTCCCGCTGGCCGTAGTATTTACCATTCATAAGTCAGTTCCCCTGTTGCAAGCATCCTTGACACCTCGCCGTAATGCTTGCCCATTTTATCAGCGAGTGCTTGAACTTGCCCTACGGATGGAATCTTTTTTTTCAATTCTTTCTTGTTCAGATTTCGTTCTCTTCTCATTTTTTGATGTTCTGAAATGCTTGTAAAAGAAGCTTCTTTTGCGCATTCTTTATGATATTTTTGAGCCGCAGACGTTTTAATCATTGGCTCTCCGCACCATTGACAAGTGGTTTTTACTGGCACAAATCTATGACTTTCTTTCAATACTTTTCGTCTTGCTCTCTTTTGCTCCATCGAAACTTCCCTTTTGCAATCTGAGCAATATTTTTTTGTAGGGTTGACTGCGCCGAGTAGAATACCACAGCGCTCACAGTATTTAATCTCCACGCTGCTCTCCTGCTTTCTTCTTGGCTTCCCGGTTGTGGCGTTCAAAGCACTGGTCCAGCATTTTTTCCATCCACAGCACCTTGTTGGCTTCGTTCCGGGACACGCCCGCTGCCATTGCCAGTTTCAGTCTACGCTTGTGGCTTTGTGCTTTGCGAAATTCTATCACCAACACTCACCAGCCTTTTTGATGATGAACTCAGGCACGTTTAAGGTGACAATCTGCTCCATGTTCTGTCCTCCTTCTGCTCAATATCCAGAATCTTGCAGATGCTCTGAATAATCTTCTCCGGCTTTCGCTCACCACGAAGAATCTTGTAGAGGTACGAATCATCAAGGAACAATCCAGTATCGCTTTGAACCGCCTGAATCAGCTCCGTTTGCTTCATACCTCGCTGCAACAGCTTCATCTTCACTTCCAGCTCAAAGCCAGAACGGAAGTTTTCTTTCAAAATTCCACCTCCATTTGCTAAAATCTATTGACATGTACGGAAAACTGTACTAATATAAGGGTGTAGAGAGTTTATATTGTACAGCGTTCTGTACTGCCCATGTCTGTATTATAGTACAGACATCTGTACAAGTCAACTCTTTTGTACAAAATTCTGTGCATTTGTATACTTGCACAAATATGGGAGTGTTCTTATGTCGGACTTGTACAGCAACATCCATGCACTCTGCGAAAAAGAGGGCATCAAAGACGGAACCCTTTGTGCCAACATCGGAATTCGCCGTAGTTTTCTTTCCGAACTAAAGGCTGGTCGAACCAAAAGCCTGTCCGCAGAGGTTCTCTCCAAAATTGCAGCCTACTTCAACGTATCGGTAGACTACCTTCTCACTGGCGAACAAAAAGAAAATCCGCCCCAGCAGCCGCAAAGTGAAATCGATGCAGCAGTGGAACGGATTAGAAAAAAGCTTGAATCTATGCCAACAGCGCAGCGTGAAGCGCTGATGAACCTGATCGAGAAGATGTGAGGCAATCCCGTGTATTACTTGTTGTGCGGCTGTGCCTTTTGCTTCTGGTTCATGCAGGTCTTGTTAAAAGGCAATGACCGTGTACTATATGGCAACAGCAGAAAATATCGTTACCGTAGAAACCGAAAAAAGAACTGGTTCTGACCCGGTAAAATAAAAACCCCTTGTGCCGGGCTAATATAGCTCTGCACAAGGGGTTTTCTGTTATTCTAGGCCTAAGGCTTTCTCCGCTGCCGGAATCTTATCTGGGTGTTCCAACAGCCATGCGATAAATCTGTCAATCTTAGCTCTTTCTTGTTCGCTCATTGCAGCATATCCTCCCGATCAGTAAATACGATTGTTCATTTGATACGATTATACATCTTTCAGTTGTATAGTCAATATAATTTGAACAACTTCGCAAAAATCGAATGTTTTCTTCACATCCGTTACTTTTCATCGGGGAAGCCACGAGCGTTCAAGTCAAAAGGGACAACGCCTATCCATCTTTCCTCCAATCACAGCTCTACAAGCTGTCCGTCAATGCGTTCGATGTTATCTGCCGGGTCGCGCCCATCGTCTAAGGCGGCTACGGCGCGTTCCAGGATGCCTTTTGCTTCGAGGTAAGCATCTTTATCAGCTTCGTACCCAGAAAGGCTCAGGACAAGTTCCAGCGTCCGTCTGCGAGCGTATGGGACAATCAAATCATCTACGGTTCGGTTCATTAGCTTTCCTCCCATGGTTCAGGTGTGTGTGGTTGCCCATCGGGAACGCTGGCGGGCATTCCGTCGATGATTGGCATACGTTCATGGTTCCAGATTGCAGTTTCTTTCATTTTGTGTTTCCTTTCTATTTGGAATTTTTTGACAATACAGTTATAACATAGGCTGCTGTTGGTTCTCCATAGCAGCTTTTTCCATTTTTTGGCTTGTCGAATCCAGCAGTTTTGCCGGATTTTGTTGAAAGGGTGAGAATTTATGGATGAATATTTAGTAAGAACAGCCAAAGCATTAGAGATAGCTCGAATGCGTTCCGGCTTGAGCCAACAGAAATTGGCAGCACGGATGGGCGTGAATCGTGGCACGATAGCCAATTGGGAGCAAGGTCTGGCAGCAATCTCCCTGCCGATGGCTATGCGTTGGTTCACCTACTGCGGCGTATCGGTGGCTCGATACATGGACGCTTGCATTCATCCGGAACTGCTTGAACATCTTGAGGACGACCTTTTCGACATGGAGAAACGGAAGATTCTCATAGATGCTATGATGGAGTGTTCCTCCTATGAGATAGATGCCTTGTTGTACATCCGGTACGGAGATCACGGCTCAGACCACATCGGCGTATTGACGGAGATTCTGGCAAACCTCCACACACCGTTGAAGGACAGGGTCTCTGTTTGCCGGATGGTATCGGGCAACTA